TTGGCCACTTCAGCCTGAGCCTTAGCTTCCGGCTTGCCAGCCTTGATTTCGCCGTCAACCTTATCAACTTCATTGTTGGTCGCTTCATTAGCTTTATCAACATTCTCAGTAGTCTGTTTGGCAGCGCTGAACAGTTGGGCGAGCTCGTCCTTGGTGATCTCAATAGTGCCGGTTAGCTTTTCAGCATTAGCGATCTTGTGCTCGTACTTGACCGCGACGTTCTCGATGGAGTGACGTATATCTTCAACGGAGGGGTAGGTACGCTCGCTAATGATAGTCAATTCCTGAGCCAAAGCCAGCTTCAGACGAGCGATTTCGATATCCTTCTTGGGCTTAGTGATGTTGCCATTGTTGCCGGTGATCTTGTTCCAGTACATCTTCAGCTTTTCCCAGATGGCCTTACAGATGCGCTTAATCACCATCCAGACTTTCTTACAGAAAGCCTTGATGGCTTCCCAAGCCTTCGCGAAGAAGCCCATCTCTTTATTGACCTTAACTTCTTTGGATGTCGTAGCTTCATCGGTTTCAGACAGATTGCGGGATTGCTCGTGGATAATAAAGTCAGCGCGGAGCAGGCTCTCGGTCAAGACTCCGCCTTCCATGGCAATAGAGTGCAATTCGATCAGAGCCTCCTCGAGGGAGATGGACTTGGTGTAGCCGACGGATTCAGAGAGAAACAGTGCCATTTTCGTTTCCTTTAATTGATAAATTGATAATGAGTTTCCTAGCCTCTAACATAATATACTTTCTAAACTAGAGAAGTCGAGATAACATCATTTAATACTTTTTGACAATTGCAGTCTGCAACCTCTTGCAATGACAAAATGAAGAATTAAAGCCGACTCGTCCAGTCAAACGATAGTTTTGCTTGATGGTTTCGTCGACTCTCCTTGCGTCTCTTAGAACCTTAGATAAGGGTGTTGGAAGAGGCACTGGATTGCTTAGCGAGGTTGGAGATGCCCTCCGTGTCGCTCTTCACGGTTGTCGAGATTTCGATAGCCGCCTTCTTGGTGGCTTGATCGACCTGAACGGCCTTCATGTTGGCCTCCTTCTTGTAAGCCTTAAAATCTTCTTCGGTGATCTGCTTGCTGCGAATCATAGCGACGCTCTTGGCGGTGCTAAAGGCGAGCTTCTGGTAGGAGGCTTTCAGGTACATGACTACATAAACGATCATACGCACCATATACAGCGGCAGAAGCAGAAGGTCGGTCCAGCGGTTTGACGTGATGACTGCGAAGACCACATCGAGAACATTGTTCTCCTTCAGGATCTTATCCTTGGCGGTTTGAAGCGCCTGCACATTGGAAGAGCTCAAAGCACTGTGAAGCTTACCGGAGATTGCCATCGAATTGAAGTAGTGGATCATCGTCAGCAGCTCGGAGATAAGGTCCTTCTTACATTCGAAGAAAACGGAGCTGACCAGCGCGGGCTTCTGGGTTAGGTCGATGACGGCCTGGATTGAGGAGGAGTAAAGAACATCGACGGCAAGGTCGATGGCGGTCACGACGTTCAGGTAAAACTGCGTGATGACGCGTTTCTTCTCCTCAACGAATTCCTTGGCCTCTTGGGCTATCGCCTTAACGAAGTCGGACGTATACTTCTCGAGGTTGTTGATTGCCAGCTCAAGCTCCGTCAACTTACGCATGAACTCCTTAGAGCCTTCGGTTTCCTTGGTGTTTTGCACCACGGACTTGGCGTAGGCGATCAAAGAGCGATTGTTGGCATAATTCGGAGTCTTACGGATATCACCGTTAGAAGCAAGGATCTTGTTGAAATAAGCCACGCTTAGGGAACCAGCTGGCTGGTATGACTCGCCATTTACGGTGTCATTGCTGGTATCTGTCTTCGCGGCATCTTTAATGGTGCTTAGGTTGACAGACTGATCGAGGAACTCATGGATGACGAGCTGCGTCGACACCTCGCGCTTCTCGGCGGCAGAGAGTCGGTGAAAGGCGAACTTGTCAGTATCAGAGTTTGTAAAGTAATTGTAGGCGGCGGACTCGAGGAATTTCTCGAGGGATTCGGTTTTCTGCATGGCTTAGCCCCGGAGCATCTTGGAGAAGACAGATAGCGCGTTGGTTGGATCCACATCTTTCTCATAATTATAAACGATGCCGCGCAGTGGATTGTCGCTGTCGTAGAACGTGATGTTCTTACCGACGGTATCTACGACGACTAGCGACAGAATGCTATAGCGATCAAAAAGGAGGTGTAGAGCATTCGGCTTCTTAAGATCAAAGTTATACTGACTCTTCAACGTGTCCACATCAGACTTCTCAAGGCAGATCACGTAGTGGCGAGCTTCTGCCAGAGTTGAGAAGAATTTCGGCGTGATAAAACCCCCAGTACTGCTCATTGAGGACAGAATACGGTCCTCCAGAGAGTCGGAAACGTTGCGCTGAACCTCCTTGTCGATCTCTTTCAAGTTCATAAGGAAACCCTTCATGAACGAAATCGTGCCAGCCTTAAGCTGGAGGTAGTTGAACATCATGCTACGGGACTTCGTGTTACCGATAATGTCGAGCAGTTTGTCACTCTCAACCGGCACCATATTGACCTTTGTGGTGAACGTGACGCCTAAACTGAAGTCCTTACCATTATAGGAGCCATGATAGACTTCGCTCGCTGTGGTCTCGCCTCTGATGGCACGACTCACGGCAGAGAGCTCAACGTAGTTCGAAGCCTCGCCGAGAGCAACCTTAGTCGTGGACGCCAACGATGACTCATTGAACACGATCTGGATCGACTCGTAGAAGTTGGCCTTATCATAGGCGCTCTGTAGCGTGTCATTGACAGGCATGCCACCACCGCTGAGTGCGCTCTTGACGGCACGGACAGTGTCGACCTTCTCGCCAGCTTCCTTACTGTCCTTGATGCGCGTCAAGACTTGATCTAGCACAGCCTCGACAGTAACGGTGTACTTGGCGGAGATGATACCCTGAATCGCCTGCATGGTAGGCGATGGGATGTTGGTGGAGAAGACACCATACAGCTCCAGCATGAGCTTATGGGCTTCCTTGTTGAGGTCAGTGACCTTTTTGTGCGGATTAATACCGTCAACAAGCTCGTCCGGCACCAGAGATAAGGCGAGGGACGCAAGGTTGTCGGCGGTTTTGTCCAAAAACGTTGAACTTGCCATCTCGGATTCCTTACAATGAAGAGAATTCAGCCTAGTGATCTAGACGTTCTAAGAGAATGTTCATCCTTGCGTCGGTTCTTTTATGTACGTAATGGAAAACATCATGATAATTTGTAGCTCTAAAATCCACAAGGAACAATCATGGCTGAATACGGAAGTGCGGATCTCGGAATTGAGTTCCAGCAATACATGAACAGCATCCCCGTCTACTCCGACCGTCCCGGTGTCACCAAGGATGATGTAGACTACATGGATAAGACGAGAAACGAGCAGGATTACTTCTGGTTTAACCGGAAGATCAAGGAGGACCCGCTTGTCGTCGGGTACAATTATATCTTCGTGACCGCCCCGCAGCTTCCGATTCATATTACGAGTCCATCGCTCGGAAATCGGAACCATGCAATGGATGTCTTGCAGCATAACGCGGCAATGCTCGGCCTCCCAGACGCCGGTGACTCAATCTACAACGAGTTTATCATCAAAACACTCGGCGGAGCTGAGCCATTTATCCCACTCTTTACGAACCGGGCGCTTTCTGCTGTGATGTCTGATGAAGTCCTGACGACTATCGACTACAGCGAGACCTGGAACAGATACAAGATTGTCCTCGGTACGACAGCAAAGGATTCTCGCATTAGTGGCACCTTCACCGTTAACTACCTTGAGGACACATACATAACGATCATGAAGATGCATCGACTTTGGATCGAGTACATCGAGAAAGTCTTCATGGGCGATTGTGTTCCGGGAGGTGTCGTACTCGAGACTGACATGCTGGATAACGCACGACGCACTATTGACTATATGAGCAGCATCTACCAGTTCGCCGTCCAACCAGACGGCGAGACGCTCATTCACTGGTGTCGCTATACCGGGTGCTTCCCGACGAAGGCACCATGGAGTGAGATGACCAGCGAAGACGGCGCAATTGATATCAAGAAGTCTGTTCCGATTGAGTACCAATTCTCCTTCAAAGAAGATATGAGTATGCACGTTCTACGCGACTTCAACCTGCTCTCCAGTGGCGGTAGTCTGGATAACGTCACCGGTAATACCTACATGGGTGCTGGAGTAAAAATCGGTAGTGGCGGGAACGCCCGCCTGCCGAGCACTCGCGCCACCGGTAAGGATCCGTTCACGCAGATGCCGACTTACAAATTGGTCTTTCCCAATAACGCAGTTTAACGAATTGAAAGGTAAACATCATGCCAACACCCACCATCTCGGAGGTGAGCTATAACTACGACGAGATGTTCCTCGACCTCGCCAGAGACTACTTCAAGATCGATGACATCTCGACCGCGAAGACCGGCATGTTTGGGTACGTCACCGGCATCTCGTCGCACATTGCTAAAGACGCGGCATTCCACCGCAACATGCTGTACAAGGAGTTTTTCTTAAACACTGCGTCCATGAAGAACACGATCTTCAACTGGGCTCGTCTACTTGACTACAGTATTGACCTCGCAAAGCCATCCATGACGCAGGTGGCGCTGAAGCTGAACGCCAATCGACTCATGACACTCCCATCGAGTTCCAGTTACAGCAACGCTCCAGAGGGTACCAAGGTATTTCTCCTGCCGAAGGACCTCGAGTTTATCGTTGGCGGCAAGAAATTCATGCTCCCGTACACGATCGAACTTAAGGTCTGGTACACTGGCATCAACAGCACCGGGAAGTCAGCCTACGCTCATTACCTCACCAGCACAGAGAATGCAAATTATCGTGATCCGCTGATCACGACTGAGCACTTGAAGGTGAACGTGGACGGTGATCTCATTACGATTTTCTTCAACCTCTACCAGTTATCGAAGAAGTCCGTCACCTATGACGTTCTCAACAACGATATCCTTGAGCGCTCTATTTACGACATCGACTTTGGCTCGAACCTCGTGTCGTTCACAACTCTCTACCAGACACCGGACGACCGCTTCGCAAATCGCGACGTGTGGACGACGGTCGACATGTACTTTGGCGAGGCCATTACCCCGGACAACACTCAGTACGGATACTACACACTTACGGATGACACGACGCTTCGAGTGTACTTCTCTCCAAAGGTAGGTGATTTCAATCCTTCCTTCAATAGCCGCGTTCGCGTCGAGATGCTAACGAGTGAGGGGGCTGATGGGAACTTCACCTACTCCGGTGTAGTGACCGCCGTGAACTCGTGGATGGACCAGATCGGTTACTCGATCATAAATCTGACTGACCCAACTGGCGGTACGGATCAAGGCAACTTCGAAGCGTCCAAGATCGCATTGATCAATAAGCTGCGAACCCGCGACTCGATCATCACTGAGAAGGACCTTGAGCTGCTGTTCAATGTGATGAAGACGACGCGCATCAAAAAGAACCTTGACACGAGAGTTATTAAGGTACGTGACGATTTCTTCCACCGTATATACTCGGTGTACACGCTTCTCCGGCTGACTGACAATACGACAGTTCCCACGAATACTGTTGATCTCGCCATTTCCTTCCAGGAGATATCTGATCGTAACTTCTCGATCAAAGCTGGTTCCATCGTGATCTACGATCGATCGACATCATCCTATCGCCTTTTGGGACGCGAAGAGATTCCAGACCCCTATATGTACAACTCAGATGCCTACGTGTTTGTCGTCCCATTTCTCGCGAATCTCGACTTCAAAGAGTTTCCGAAGTTAAATGTGTACCAGACAGATTACCAGATCGAAGTTCCACTCGTCTACAACCCGACCAACATCCAGTCCGGTTTACTCGATACGATCTCTCTGAATAACTTCACATTGCAGCGCAATACCTTGATCAACCTCGACCGCTTTGTTATGAGCTGCAACATTCTCGGTGATACTAAGGCACTCGAAGGCCGAAAGGTTATGGCGAAGCTATACGATGAGAAACGTCTCATCGGCATAGCACCGATGACGCAGATCCAGACGTCCGGCCAGTTCTACCTCGACATCCTGACCAGCGACGCCTTTACGTCGGATGGCAGGTACATCGTGGAGAACACCTTCTATGATCCGAAGGACATCAAGACTGTCATTCCAAGTATCGAGCTGAACGGACGCTACCGCATCGATATCGCAGTTTACGACGCAAAGCTTCAAGATGGTTCATTCATTACCGACTTCACGTTGGCGACCCCTGTGATTGAATTCAATTCGAGCGAGACGATCGGAATTGCTGAGGATATCTCCGAGTATGTCCACTGCCCGATTTACCTGAACAAGTCGACGGGTATCGTGATGATCAAGCGCCTGCCACTGATTGAAGCAAAGTTCTTCTTCAACGACAAGTACAACCGCGATATCAACGCGACCCTGTATCAGCTGTTCCGAATTCTTGACGATTCGGATGAGGCGCTGGAGAATAATACGAAGCTTGACATAAAATTCTTTAACACCTGTGGCATCAGCCGAAACTACTCCATCGATACGGTGGACATCCGTTTGCACCTGCAAATCAAGCTGAAGACACTTTACAGCCGGGACTTAGACTATTCGATCCAGCTTGAGATCGCGAAGCTTGTCGAAGCCAGTAACCAGACTCTCGAGCGCCGGTTCTCAATCTCGAACATGATCACCGCGCTGGAGAAGAAGTTCACTGACATCGCGTTCATCCAGATTCACACGTTGAACAACTCAAACATCCAGACCATCTCCCCGATCGAAACGGATCAGATGACGAAGTCCGTTGACTACGTTCCAGAGTACCTCTGCGTGAAGAAGCTTGGGGGAGACGACGGATACGGCAATAACTTCCAGTACGACATCAAGATCGATTACCTGTAACGAGGATGCCCATAGACCGTCATGGTCTATGGGCTTTCCCGTATCTATCCCTATCATGTGGGTATATTATTTTAGTGATGGAAGTTGATCGTTCCATCGTCCCTTAACTTTCTCCGGAGATTGAAAATGATAAGCATGAGAATGGTCATGACCAGTATAGGAGTCATGTCTTTAAGCGCAGCACTCGCGGCTCGCGACGCGGGTGAAGTAGTTATTATTAGATTTATCTCCTAAACCAAACGTCCGCCAGCGTAAGCGGACTCTAAACAACAGAACGCATCTTGTTTCAAAGACGCCAGCACGGGTCTTTTTTTTTTATGGGCCTGGAACAGCTTCATAGTATTTCCAACCTCACTAAAACGCCAAGGAACTAACCATGGACAAATCTAGCAAGAAAATCATCAAACCGTTCTACAACGTTCGCCTTGCCAGCAGAATGCAAGCTTGTGCAAAGGAGCTCAATGAGCAAGCTCAGGGTTTCACTAAGGAACAAGAAGAAAAGACCAAAAGCCTTCTCGAGGGCATGGTCGGCTCCACCTTCCACCGCGTGAAGACGAAGAGCGTGATGCGCCGTGAGGCCAACCAGGCCAAGCGTAAGGCTTTCCTCGAAAGCCTCTCCATCATGATCACCACTGCTGCCTACAACGCCATGCCGATGGACAATAAGGAGGAGCTGAAAGAGAATGCAACGCTCGCCGAACAGCCGAAGGTCTTCATGAATCTTCTGGAAATTGCCGAGGATCTTGTGTCCAAGGACCCCGTGACCTCCATGATCGTTGGCGACAAATATGCCCGCGTCAGTATGCTCAACATCGGCGACCGCGAGAAGCTTGACGCCAGTCAGTTAGCCGTGGCGATCGCCAGCTCCATGAGCCCGGTTCGAGAACCTGTCGAGAACAGCCTCGTAGTGCAGAACTTCGTGGACACGCTGACCACGTTCGGCCCGGACATCGACGGGCAGGAGCGCCAGTTTGGCAACCTCGCTGAGGGTCTTTACGAAACCTTCGTGCAGCGACTCACTGAAGATGTCGAGCAGAAAGTTATCGCTTCAATGAAGATTGAAGCTGAAAAGGCCGAGCTGCAGGAATTCTTACGCGAGTCCTACACCGAAAATAAATATGCCGAGCGAAGCAATCGCAATCTGGCACGCGTCGCCAAGGCCCCTTCCGTCTTTCGTGAAGTCTACAAGACTGTCGCTATGGAGGCCGGGATGGATGGTTATACACAAGACATGATCCTCGAGGAATCCATCGCCCAATATACTCTACTGGAGACACTGAACTCCCTCGAGCTTCTTGGGAAGACCAAAGAACAGATCATCGACGAGTGCATCGCCAAGCGTCGCAAGCTGGTAAAGTGATCGTCCACTCTCATCGCCTCGCGCGCGATTTTTAAATATTTTATATAATAAGGGTTACGATTCTAATCTATACGAATCGTAACCCCCTTATATTTATTTTAGAAATATATATAATATTAAAGCGCGAAACCGTCAACAAAGGAGTTTATAAGTAAGAATAATGTGAAAGCTTCAAAAAAATTTAAGAAACATCCACCAGAAAGACAGGATAAGAAAAGGAACTAGAATGTCAAAGAAAGTTGTAGAATTAATCTTCTGCGTGAGCAGCTCTGGAAACTTTTCGCGGACATTTCGAGTCTTCGTATCTGGCTCCGGAGAATCGACTAAAGATATCGCTGGAACTCTTAGAGAGAACTCCAAATCGATTGTTATGTCCCATCAAGGCATTATCAACGACGATGATGTTGAGGCTGCTGCCGTCGGCATTGAGCTGATAAGCAACTTCTTTGGTCCTGAGTGGTACCTCAACGAACTCGAGCCTGAAGCAAGCGGAGGATTCGCTAAGGTGAACACTGGACCGGGAAGCACTTTGGACGTTTACAAATTTATGCATGATTTATATGAGCCAACAGTAGGGTAGCCTGTTTGCCCCTCCCAAGGGGAATTTGAAACCGCCCGATGGAGCGAAAGCTCATCGGGTATTAATTATATGGAGATTCCATGATCCAACAAACTGAACAGAAAGTCGTAATCCTGCCCCTACAGGAGACCTCCCAAGAAATCTGGGAGAGCAAATACTGCCTGAAACACAGCAAAACGAAGGAGCCAATCGATGGCTCTGTGTCGGACACTTACAAGCGCGTCTCTCGAGCCCTCGCTGAGGCCGAGTTCGAGACTGGCGTGAAGAGCGGCGAGTATGCGGCGCATGAGCAAGATGCAACGATCGACCGTATCGCTTCCGAGTACTATAATGCCATGCATGACGGCGGATGCTGGCCCGCCGGTCGAATCATGTCGAACGCCGGGGCCAGTGCTCACAAACCGAAGACGTCAACCATCAACTGCACTGTGTCCGAGACAATCCAAGACTCAATGGAGGGCATCTTTGGGTCGTTGTATAAGGCTGCGATCACGCTGAAGTACGGCTGTGGTATTGGATACGAGTTCTCGTCGATCCGTCCGAAGGGTGCTCACGTCAACGGTGTTGGTGCGTACACGAACGGTCCGTTGGCCTTTGCCGATGTCTTCGATAAGGCTTGTTTTACAGTGTCCTCTGCTGGAGGCCGTCGTGGTGCGCAGATGTTTACCTTTGATATCTCTCACCCGGACGTCGTGGACGTCATCAAGGCGAAGCGTGAGGATGGCCGCCTGCGTCAATTTAACATCTCGATTTTGATCACGAATGCCTTCATGGAGGCGGTCAAGAACGACGAGATGTGGCATTTCATGTGGAACGGCTTGCCGTTCGAAGACAAGAAGATGCCAGCTCGCGAGCTGTGGTCCATTATCATGAAGTCAACCTACGACTTTGCCGAGCCGGGTTTTCTGCTGATTGACGCAATCAACCACATGAACAATCTCTGGTTCTGCGAGAACATCCGTGCGACGAACCCCTGCGGTGAACAGCCTTAAAAATTCTTCATAGTTTGGTGAAGTAAGGGCTGTATAAAGCTTTCTAATTGCTGGAAACCCCTTAGAGCCTCCCCGGCTACAGCGTAAGGATGAAATAAGCCTAAGCGCGAATGCTAGAGAACGGGTTGGATTGGGCAATCAGCAGCGAAGCCTCAAATAGAGGAACGTTCAGAGATTAAATAGTACTTTTTCAGTATCGCGTGTGCGAGAGGATAATGATGGATACCAAAGAAAAAATCATCTCTTTCATTAAAGAAGGAGACGGTCTGAAGGAAATAGCTGAAAAGCTGCAGATGGATTTCGAACATCTAAGGAAAAGAGAGCTTAAAAGCCTATTTGGGTTTGGTCTGAACGATCTAAAAGACTCTTTGTACCGGAAATTCATAGATGAACGTTTAGCGTCTACCACAAATATTCAGGATCTTGAAGCGTCGTTATGTCGAGAATTTTGTTTAGAATTTAAGAGTATTGACTCTGCCTCGTTCAGTAATCTCTTCAAACGTTTATATGGCATGAGATTTCATGACTATTTAGATGAAACTTTTCTTTCGATGGAAAAGATAGAATCGGCGGTGATCAACCACCCAACACAAGAATCGTTCTACCGGGCGTTTCGCATTGGTCAAAGTCGTCGAGAGCTGATTTACGCTAAGTATGGGGTCAGAACGTATCACGAAATGAGAGTGGTAGTAATGGCAAAGCACTGCGGTGTTGAAAAGACTAACGACCGAGACGCAAACATTGCAATCCTGATTGGGATGGTACTCGGTAACGGTCATATCGATGGTCGATCGCCACGCATAAAGCTCGAACATAAAAACGACAATCTAGACTATCTGACATTGAAGGTGCGTCTTTTGAATGCTATCTTTCCACAAAGCCCCGGCCCGGAAGCTATAAAGCCGAGAAGGATCAATCATACATCAGGGAAGACATTCTTCACTAATGTCTATTCGTCATCGTTTCTCTCTTCTAAGTATTTTGACCGGTTGAAGGAACTGATGCTCGACTCAAATGGCAGAAAGATTGTGAAAAAAGAATGGTTTGATAAGATGTCGGAGGAGTCTGTCTTCCTTTGGTTTCTCGACGACGGGACGTTACCTATAAATAAAAAAGATAGATTTCGTAATAACACAATCGAACTTTGCACAGATAATTTTACTTTAGATGAGAACGAACTGTTGGTAGAACTGTTTCGAGAAAGGTGGGGAATCTCCTTCATCATAAAGAAAATAATGTCTCACGGCTTTGGGTACGATAAGTTTCTGGGGAATGTGAGTTACCGCTTGGCATTACAGAGCATGGAACAGGTGACGCTTTTCCTCTCCAAATTCGTAGTTCCCTTCAAGGACCTAATTCCAAAGTCAATGCATTACAAGTGCTGTCTACAGGTTTACTGGAGTGCCGCTTTGGCAACCTTTAATCTGTGTGGCAAGGAGTGTTCTTCCCCTTGCCCGCTCGGTATACCCATCAAACGCAATGAAGTACTAGCAAACGGAAGCAGCGGCGACCCCGCTAAGATATAATCCACCTGGACGGGAAACTGTCTGGATTTAGTGTTACCGCCTAATGGATCCTGTCTGCTCGGATCCGTGAACCTGACATATTACGTTCGCAATCCGTTCACGCCTGACGCTTACTTCGACTTTGAGGCGTTCGAGAAGAATGTTCAATTGTTCGCTCGGATGCTGGATAACGTCGTTGAAATCAATGGCCTGCCGCTCGAGGAACAGCGTGATGAGATTCATCGCAAGCGCCGTCACGGTATGGGCTACCTCGGCCTTGGCTCCGCGATGATCATGCTCGGCGTCCGCTACGGCTCCGACGCTTCCGTTAACCTGACGGATAAGATCACCCGCGCTCTTGCCATCAACAATTTCCGCACCGGCCTTGATTTAGCCAAGAAGCGTGGCGCTGCCCCAGTATTCTCCGAGGACTTTGTCGTGACCGAGGAACTGACCGCTAGGAACGAGTCGCTGCGTCTCGCTGTCGAGCATGGCAAAGTGCAACTTGGAGAAACCATAAAGGGTTCCAAGCTCTTCGTGATGTCTAGCTATTTCAAAGACTGGTGGAATGATGAGGAGCTGGCTGATCTGCTGCGTGAAATCTCCGTTCATGGTTCCCGTTTCTCGCATGCCACATCGATCGCCCCGACTGGCACACTTGCTTTGTCGTTCGGTAACAACGCCTCCAACGGTATCGAGCCGTCTTTCTCGCACTTCTACCTGCGCAATGTCATCGTTACGGGTGAAAAGACGAAGGTCCAGAAGTCCGTGTACTCCTACGAGTACATGTTGTACCGCGAGCTGTACGCCTCCGGTGCCCTTACTGACGGGAAGATCATCATAGATCCAATCGATGACGACAAGCTGCTCGCAGAACTGCGTGAGCGCCCAGAGTGGGGTGCCGCCGACGATATTGATCCATTCGATCATGTCAAGGTACAGGCCGCCGCTCAAAAGTGGATCGATTCCTCTATCAGTAAGACGATCAATGTCCCGACAGACTACTCGTTCGAGCAATTTCAAGACATCTACATGGCAGCATACGACAGCGGCCTAAAGGGCTGCACAACGTTCAGATTTAACCCTGAAGCGTTCCAGGGCGTTTTGGTCAAGAAGGAAGATCTTGACGCCACCGAGTACGAATTCACGACTGAGGACGGCCAGACCTTCCGTCTACGGGGCAGCGACAATGTGGAGTACGACGGCAACGTCGCTACTGCCGCGAATTTATTTGAGGCCCTCAAGGAAGGATATTACGGCAAGTTCTGATGCTCAAGTGTCAGAGAGGCGGGTTCACCCGCCTCCCTTCATCTCAGGAGAAAAGTTTGGAATCAACTGACCAAGAAGCAACTAAGAAACATGCTCAGCGTGGTAGTGGGTACTATCATCGGCTCGACATCGATGCTCCAAAGAAAATCAACAACGAGCTGGAGGCCGTCGAGCTTGTCCGCATCAGCGAGCATGACTCGTTGAACCACAACGAGGATAGAGAGATCCCGTACAAGATCATTGTTCGGTCTCGCTACGACCAGTACATTCTATACCCGAAGCGCAAGGTGGAATACATGGGAGAGATCCTCGATGTCGAGGATCTGTTTTGCCGCTTCGTCAACAACATTCTTTAACGAGGAATTCATGAACGAAAATCAAACCGTGCAAATCACCGGCAAGATCGTCGGTTACAAGGTCATCGATAAGAAGGCGGAGCAGATTGAGGCGAAGGTCGAAGTCGTCAAGCCAACCGTCGGCGAGATCAAGCGCCCTGAGCGCCTTGCCGGTGTCACATATAAGCTGAAGAGCCCGCTGGCAAAGGCAGCGATGTACGTGACAATCAATGACATCATCAATGATGACGGCTCCCGCCAGCCCTTTGAAATCTTCGTCTACAGCAAAGACTCCACACACTACGAGTGGATTACCGCGCTGACCCGGATGATCTCAGCCTGTTTCCGTCGCGGCGGTGACCTTAAGTTCATCCTCGAGGAGCTCGAGTGCATCATGACCCCCGGCGGCAGCGGCTACATCGCCAAAGGCGGTCGTCACGTCCCGTCATTGGTTGCTGAAATCAGTCTATTCGCGATTCGCGAGCACTTTAAGAGCCTTGGCATCATTGAGACCGTGCAGCATGACGAGTTCGTTGTCGAGTATCTAAAGAATAAGAGGGAAGAGTACATCGCCAAGACCGGCGACACGAACGACAACCACACCGGCTACCCGAAGAACGCCGTCGTCTGCCCGTCCTGCCAGACTAAGGCAATGATCCCGATGGACAACTGTATGACCTGTCTCAGCTGTGGTGATTCGAAATGTTCTTAACGAAATAGCGTGTTGAACGAAGGGACCGATATAAGTCGGTCCCCTCTTCTTCTTTATTAGCATCAGAAATATTTTTTTTTTATCATCGCTAAGTAACCATGGAGCTCATTATGAAAAAGAAAAAGCAAACCCTGATTGTGAAGATCGCCGCCAAGCCTCGCGCCTCCAAGTTGAACCAGATGCTTGTCTGCAAGGGGCATCAGGTCCACATCCGCTCCGAGCGCAAACTAAGCCGTGATCGCCGTAGGACGGAAGTTTTTGTGAGTCATGGCAGTGGGATTCTATTTGGGATTCCAGCGCCATGACTCACGATAAAAGAAGAAATGTGACAATTACACCGTTCTTCTACAACTGAAAGCATTCTGCACTTATCATGACTTTCAAGAAGATTTTCAGTATCTCTTGAAGCTGGCTAATTGATTATCAATTCTTACTAACAAATAGAATGTAGACGATCCACCTAACAGAATAATGTGGAACTTGTTTAGGGCATGCCACATTCGTCCCTTAGCATGTTTCCGACAGGGCAGGTAGAGGTTGGACTAGCTAGACGTTCGTTTTTTGGATATCACTACCGGATACAAGGTGTGTCACCCAACACTTGTACTGTACCCTGCTGGGACGCCAGGACTGTACCCTGCTGGGACGCCAGGGATGTCTGAGCGTTCCTTACTATCGGGAGGGGCTATTAGAGCTCCTCCCAATTATATCGAGGACCCAATATCCTCTTAGTGGGAAGGAGCTTTAGTTCCTCTCACATATTACATCGGGGACCCAATGTCCTCCCTTACTAGTGGGATGGGGCTGTCAAAGGCCCCCTCCCATACTCATTTTTCTTTTTAGATGTAGACAATTTTGCCGCAATTCTGCCTAAGCAAACATGGTGTGGGCAAAGGATTATTAATCCTTGAAGCTTGGTTCGACCAAGAGGCGGAGTCAGAGTACTTGGAAAAATGAGTGATTGACTAAAACCGTAAATTTACCATCTTAGCTTCGCTAGTTTAAATCTAACTCTCTCCATCTTTTTTTTTTGAAGTTAGCTCAACTAATGTCTTTAAGATGGATCTTAAAAGTTACCATACAACTGAAAGAGTATACGGTACTGGTCATCCGGAGAGGTGGATGAGCGGTTTAAGTCACCACCCTGGAAAGGTGGCACAGGGGCAACCTTGTCGCGAGTTCGAATCTCGCCTTCTCCGCCATTTTCTTGCAGCGTTCATCTAGTGGTCTAGGATACCTGTCTTTCACGCAGGTCACACGAGTTCGAATCTCGTATGCTGTACCAGAAATACTAGCAGCTGCTCTTATAGCTCGAAGGTCGAGCATCGCACTTATAATGCGTAAATCTTGGTTCGATTCCGAGTAGGACCTCTAAAAAATGACACCCCTTGGCTTTGACCAAGGGGTTTTTATTTATTTTGTTCGAATGCTCACATAATGACTGCTATGTAGTTATAAACCACAAAGAAAATCCAAATGAGATTCGTGAAATCTGGTATAAGCATCAGGAACGTTACTAGTTGATAAACTACTGTATGCTATATTATAGGAAGAGGATGAAAGGCTAGAAAACTGCGGTATTAGTAAAGCAAAAAAGACGGAACTAGCATTTGCTAGTTCTGTATATGCAGTCAATGACGAGATCTGGGCAAAGGATTTCATCCACGGCAACAGTCAATTAGTCACCTACCCAATGGGAAACAACGATGTCAACCATCCTACTGAATGCGTTCGGACAGCGCGTCAAGAGCGCGGTTTCCGACCCGACCCGGATGAGGAACGTCATCGCCGGGATCCAGAAATACTTCGACCGTAACCATGAGATTATCTTTGACTCGAACCCCGGCAAGCGACTAATCTTCGGTAATCAGGACCAAGAGATCATCTTTACCTTCACAGGCATCCAGCCAGAAGAGGTCGAACATGAACTCTCCAAGGTCACCGTGATTGAGAAAAGCTGGAAGCTTCTCAATACGCCGTTCGTCATTCTGTCCGTTCTGTGCATCCGCGAGGCTATGCTGCAGAAGAAGGACCGCGAATGCGAGCTCCTGATCATGTACCTCGCTATGAAGTTCTTTTCGTCCCGGCAGCGGCGCAGCTTCCCGTTCGAGCCGAACCCGAACATCATGGCGTACACGATCAACAACTTGAGCGACAAGTTCAAGTACAAGAAGCTGCAAAACAACTACAACGTCATCAAAGACACTGTTATGACGTCCCACGATACGTATAAGCAGCAACTCGCCAAGGGCGATGACGAGGTCTTTCTTGTGTACGTTCCACAGATGGAGAACCGGATCGGCAAGATTATGAACTCTATCGCCGAAGAGTTCTACCGCAACCGCGACCAGAAGAACTACCTCAACACCGAGCGAAGCTTCGATGATGAAGGTGACATGGTGGATAAGGGTAACCTGTCCGAGACTATCCAATCGCTGGCCAACGGCGTGACGCATGACTTCGTGGCATACAAAGTCAATATGGGCCTCGTACGTATCGTTTCGGAAAAGAACAACCTGTCGTTTACGACGGTCTATCAGACGATCAATGAGATTCGTACGAAAGAGGACCCTACCACGATATCCTCGATGATGTTGAATCTATTCAATGTGATCGGCGAGGGCAATCCGACAATCTTTGAACGAGTTTGCTCCAAGGACTTTGCAGTTATTGCGCTCCGCCAGATCTCAGTGTCGAATACCACGAACGAGGACCTGCTCGCTTTGAAGGATATCCTCGATAAGCTCCTTACTACTCACTGCTCGAGGTACGTCCAAACCAACCGCATCGCTACCAAAATGCAATACCGCAATGCTCTATATTCGTACTTCGTATACCTCATAGTTCTTCACAAATGCAGGTAAATAGATGAATATGAAAAAATTAAAACGTCTGGATAACGAATGTTGCGGCAGCATGAGGGGCTTTGCTCATAAAGAACGCATCAAGACACAGCTGGCCGCGCTTCCCTCAATGGATCTTGAGGGGCTTATTCGCTCTAATGTTAAGGCTATCAACAAGCTTCCTCCTATACGATTCGAAGAGATTCTGCCGGTCGGGGACGATGACAACTCGAGGGTAGACCAGAAGATTGGCGATGATTTCGATAGGTCTGATACACCGATCACCGAAGATGAACTTGAATCGTTGCTAAAGACTGTAAAAAGTGAAACTTCTCCAGCCGCCAACCAGCTGGAGTTTGTCACGGACCTTCCGCTCCGCAACCTGTACACTGATGTCGTCTTTCAGCTCGGTATTGCTGAGGGGATGCGGCATTCTTTGCGTAGGGTCGAAAGTCGACTGAGGGACATGATGTCTCTTCGAAAAAAGGAGCACAAAGATGGCGATAAGTAAGCAGAAACGCAAGGCCGTGGAGGAGAAGGTCGACAAGACCCTCCGCCTCCTCGATCCGAGCGGAAAGAACGCAGACAAGTACAAAACGATGTTCAAGGAGATGTCGGACACGCAATTCGAGGCATATTTCCGGCGCATGAAGTCCGACTTGAATGCCAACTTCTATGTCGAGATGGACCTTTACGACAAGAAGCCTGTGACAATGGACTCCATCCAAAACGCGGCAAATTACCTCAAAGTGCCGCTGGAGGAGTACGTCTACATCCGCCACATGTCGCCAGATGGCACTCCGATTCGATCGAAATTCCGTGTCCCAGTCATGTACGTCCACATCAAGCGGATGCAGCAGATTCTCTCCAAGAAGAACCGCTCCAACATCGACATCATGAAGGCCGGTGCCCGCTCGAAGCTGACTGGCTCCCTGAATGATCGCGAGAAGACGGGTCGTCTTACTGACTCCGACACCCTCGCCCTGCTGGCCGCGACGAACAACGCGACCGACGAGTTCTCACAGGAGCAGGAGATCGTCAACAGTGCTCTGGGTATCGAAGCAGACAATTACATCATCAAGGAGCTACTAGGGGCACGGGCAGACAACCTGCACCATAAGCTCCAGATGCAATCTGAGATCTCGGCTCTCGGGACGGCATCCGTTTCCAGCTATGAGAACAAGGTACTTCACTCGGGTCAAGCCCTCAATACGCTCGATGTGTTCCTTATCGGTGCTGGTCTCAAGTCCAACCTTATCACCGGGGACCTGACAATACGTCAGGGCCTTGCAACGGAGGCCGATCGAATTAAGAACCGCTGACGGATCTCCTCATGGCAACGTTGCCATGAGGAAACGTAATTGCACCTCAGTTGTTCAGATATTATTATCTTGCCTACAATCACTAAAGAAAGAGGTGCAACGACATGTTAGCGTATTTGGCAGGTCAGCTCTCAGTGGGTAATGACCCACTGAAAATAGCAATAAACCAACAACCATCAGGAAAACATGGTGTCATGCCGTGCTCCGGCACCGTAGTGCGTCGAAGAGGTAATATGTTAAAGACCGCATCGAATCTATCCCGTGCGAGTCAGATTCGTCTAAAGCGAAAAAAATCTTTCAGCAACGACTGAGAGAATCAGATGGCGAGAGGTTTAGGGGAATATCATTAAGAATGATAAAGTTTGCTCGAGGTAGAATACTTCGGGCGAACTCCCCTTTTTTTTATATGGAACAGCCTATTAGTTGTATATGGAGAATCGAAATGGATAAAGAAAGTCTGAGGCAGATCCTAGCACTGAAGGCGTCGATGATTGACCGCGCCTTCCTCCATAAGGTGTTCAACACCGGGAGCGATCGCGGGCACCTCGAACCCAACACGAAGATCGTGCTTGACGAACAGATCCTCAAAGAGGCTGAATCCGAATTCAACGCCTTTAAGAATGCCAAAGATCTCTACGGTCAAGAGACAACCTTCGGTCGTCTGATCTTTAACCTCGTCACATACAATATCATGGACATGTCGAGTGATAATTTCAGCAAGGAGGACATCGCTGCCCGTGATCAAGCCACCAAGATGATGGCGAAGGATGAGAAGACGGCTCAAGAGATTAACGCCGAGCTGGCGAAGAAGAAGTTTCAAGCCAACTATGCCTTTGATGTGGACATCAAACAGTTCGTAACCTACAAGAACTTTACGCTCACCGCAGGGGACATGGAGAAGATCTACAAGGAGATGGCTGATCTCTTCGTGGACGGTAAGATCACGGCGTACGCTATGCAGCAATTCATTGATAATTTTAACTGGCTCAGCTTCACGCTCGTGCCGTATATGACCCCATCGATGGACATGTTGTCGATGAGCCCGACCAAAGAAATCAAGAAGATCCGCGAGGACGTCTTCAAGGAGAACAAGGACATCATCGATAACAATGACGTGATCGCATACAATAACGTGGTCGAGCCGAAGATCCTAAAGCAGGCTGCCCAGATTCTCGACGAGAAGGGTTCAACCGGGAAGATGATCTTCGACTCTGGCGTGAACGGGAGTTTTAACAGCAACTACAAGACCACCGCCATTGCCCGTGGAGTCGTAGCTAAATCGGACGATGCCTCGCAGTACACGATCGCCACGAGCTCGCTTGTCGAGGGAGTTTCCAAGAAGGAGATTGTGATAGCTGGCGACATTGCCGTGCAAGGCTCTCTTGGTCGCGCCATCGACACTCGTCTAGGCGGCTACAAGGTCAAACAGTTCAACGCTGGCTTCCAGTCGGTCGTGGCCGACGCTCCCGGCACCGACTGCGGTACTCCATACACGATCAAGGTCACGTTGGATGACAAGAACTACAACGACTACTTATACAGATACATCGTCGAACGCGGGCAGCTTGTTCTGTTAGATCGTGACGCGAAGAGTCGTTACGTTGGTAAGACCGTTGACATGCGTACGCCGTTCTTCTGCCAGACCCCGAAGATCTGCTCCAAGTGCTCCGGCGAAATGATCGGCAAGCTCGGTATCAAGAACATTGGCCTGACCTCCTCGAGCATTGGTTCAGCATTGCTGAACGCATCCCTTAAAGCATTCCACAGCCTCTCTGTGAAGACTGGAACCTTCGACATCGAAGAGTTCATGACAGAAATATAAGAAACCTCCTACAGCCTCTCGGTTGTAGGAGGTTTACCCAATCTATTGCTCAAGAGAAGTGGGGTTGAAGCTGACAAGAACCCTCCTGTCAAGTAGCTCAAGGATCCTACACTTCATCTCTTCTTTGCTCATTTAGCGAAATCCCTTTTACCTTCAAAATCGAATTGGTTGTAATTCACGGTAAGCTCGGTACCCTTAACGATATCCACCTTGGTCACGAAGTGGTACGAGTCGCCCTTTCTCACCACATTCATGTTAGGTTCGGAGGAGTGGTTCGTCATGGCACCTAGCTCAGTCCTCGAATAGTCCTTGTCAGCGTTCCCGGTCGAAGACTTCTTGCGGAAGGCAACACCGATGTCCGTACCTGCCTTCAGAAAAGAAGTCGCAAAGGTTCCTTTACCGGCTATATTAGATACACCTACTCTATAGAAAGATTCACTTAGCAACCACTCGATCTGCTCATTGACATTCATTTCGATTACCTCCTATACATGTTACGTAGCTCATTTGGTGGTCTCAAGTACCTTAAGGTACTCTGAATGGAGATTCTTACCATCCTTATTAATATAAAAGTTCAACGTAGACGCATCCGACTAGCTAGAACCGACTCGGCCTTTAGGCTATTACTCGTGTTTATTGAGTACTTTATTGACAGAGTGATCGCCTTGGGGTCATTTCATATTAGTACCCTCAGCTTGGTGTTCATAGCATAACTGTATTTTATTACGTCATCGAACTACTGGCTCGGAATAACGGAGCTCTCTTACCGAGAAGCTATATAATGGTTTCTTGGATCAACATTTTTCTATGATCCAACGTAGCTTTTCAGCGTACTATGTAGATGCGAACTGGTCGTCCAACTAACAAAAATGAGATAGCGAACTACGTATACATATATAATTAAACTGTAGCCCTCAGAAGTCTTATAACTAATGACTATTAACTGGTGTGTTCATGAAGCCCAATCAGATATTCGGGTATGACAATCTCGTCTACTCGAATTTATGTACCTTGAATCCGAATGAAGAAGTCATCAAGCGAAATGGCTTGTGGAACTATTACTTACGACTTCGGTATACCGAAGTCGTAATTACCAATAGGTAAGGCCATTTAGCCTTTCCTAATTTCAACCAAGAAAGGAAGGAGAATATTATGGACAAAACATCCAATGTCACGTTTTCTATCAAGAATTTCGAAATCAGCACGCAGCGCGTGACTGACCTAATGGTCACCGCATTAGAGGTCGGTAGTGTCTATTGGGTTAAATCCCTCTCGACCATTAAGGTCGCCCCAAGACCAAATGATGGCACCAATTTTCCTTGGTATGCCTACGCGAAGATTTATGAAGATCCGGAATTGGAGTTCATCATCACGACAAGGGATGGCGAGAAAGTCGTCTTCAGGCGCGAGTCCATTCAAAAGGGCCTTAATTTACTTCATGAGAAATACTCACAGTATTTTAATGAAATCGTTAATGATGGTTATTTCTCAGATACGGCAGACTTCTTTCTACAAGCCTGCCTTTTTGAAGATGCCATTATGGCCGAGCGTCTAGAAGGACCAAGTGATAACCCGCTTGAACTTATCTGCAACGTTGCAGTTAAACACGGCATACAAGACAAACTTCTCGAGACCTTCTTTTCGCGTAGTTTTAATGGGAGAGGCTCCTTCAACGATATTTTGGCCAGAAATATCAATATCGTTGTTTACAAATACAAGAACCTCTATGATAAAAATAAGAGTAAATGGTTCGCTGTTAAGTATAATAATGGAGACTGGATGGGCGACAAATACTTCGCGCAGCAATATGTTGAGCGAAGGGATGGCACTGTATTCATTGTTGAAGCAACGCCTGAAGATGGGGTTGTTATTAACGACGAAAAAGGCCAAGCCTCAGCGTATATCGTAAAGTACGCTTACCCTAGTTTACCTGAACAAGTGCGAGCCAGGTTCATCATTCCAAAAAACATCATGGAGTCTGATGAATATGACATGTTGTATACATACACGCTGATGTATAAAACGGCTAGTCAAATATTTTTATCATGAAAGATCATGTAACACGCATGATTTGGCCTAAGAAAGACCGTACCCAATTTCGGGTACGGTCTTTTTTTTTTGAAATCCATGCCTGTTATGAGCGGAACCATCATTAATCCATTGACATTTTGTATGACCCAGTGCAGCTCCTCGTGTACAATATATACAATATAGATGCAAATCGGTCATTCAACTGACACAAGCAATGAACTATAGATACATATATAATCAGACTGTAGTTCTATCGGATGTCTTGTAGCCGATGACTACTAATTGGTACGGTCCACAGCATAATCACATATTGGAGGTTAAGTATGAATAACATCATCATCACCATCATCAGCGCTATAGCAGCTTTCATTGGTGCGTTCTTTGGTTATAGCGCGGCAGAATTCATCTTGTATATTTACCGAATCCAAAAAATCAAGATCAAGCAGATTCGCAATCACTCAATATGGATTCACTTTGAAAATGTTGTGAATGACAATTGGAGCGACGAGATCGGACCTTTTGCCTACGTCCAGCTCACCTACTCGAGTTTACGCGCCGCATCTCCAGATGGGGAGGTCATCGAGGACCTTGCAGTCATCAAGCAGAATGGTTTGTGGAACTACAACGGTCTCGAATATACCGACGTCATAATCTCTGAGAAGTAATCATCGGCGGAGAAGGTCAAATGGTCTTCCTTAATTTAAATTAAGAAAGGAAACAATATGAGCGAAAAATCTGAAACCAAATTTTCTGCCAAGGCCGAGACGACTATCAGCGCGCAGCATGTGGCAAACCTGATGATCACCGCATTTGAAGGCGGCAGCAATTACTGGATCGAATCCCTCTCGATTGTCAAGGTCGCGCTAAAGCCGAAGGGCGACACCAAGAACTATCCTTGGTATGCCTACGCGAACGTCTACGAAGACCCGGAGCTGGAATTCCGCGTAAGCTTGAAGAACAAAGAACCAGCTGTCTTTAAACACGAGTCCATCCAGAAGGGCTTCAATCTACTTTACGAGAAGTATCCGCAGTGCATCGCTGAGATCCTCGACGGGTCCTTCGATGCAGAGACAGCAGATACTTTCCTACAAAATTGTCTGTTCGGAGATATCATTTATGACGCTGAGGCTTGGGAAGGACCGAGCAAGAATCCCCTCGCTCTCATCTACGACATTGCAATCCAGCAGGGCTTAGCCAGAGATCTCGAGGACAAGCTCTGCGGGATCTTCTCTTGGTCGGACTTCGATGAGAAGAACTTTCTCGACGATCTCCTGGCTGAGATTGCTGGAGGCGTCAACATCGTCGCCCGCGAAGACGAGAACGGCTGGTACGCGATGTATGAAGGTACTGACTGGAGCAGGGACAAGTACTTTGCACAGCAGCGCGTTCAACGGAGCGACGGCGTCGTCTTCGTTGTCGAAGCAACGCCTGGAGATGGGGTGGTCATGACCAGCAATATTAGCCACGACCGGGCGTACATTGTAAAGCACGCTCACCCTCGCTTCCCCGACCAAGCGCGGGCTAGGCTTGTTATCCATAAAAGTATCATGGAGTCGAACGGATTCACCCTACAGCGGACGCCATTGATGCATCGGGCGTGTGATTAAATAAATGATCTTATCATATATCATGATACCTCGTCAAAAAGGCGTATAAGGCGCATGATTTGACTTAGGAAGGACTGTACCCAGTTATGGGTACAGTCTTTTTTTTTTGTAATGTATCTGAGGGGGCATTAGGCGTATATCATTATCTTGATAGAATCTTTCAACCAACTTTAAAGGAGTTTAAATGATTCCCATGATTACTATCAATTTTATATCGGTCGACATGTTGGTCGACAAATACAAAATTGAAAGAAGCGATGCCGTGCACATCTCTCTTCAGAGTGGGGGCGCATATGTCTCCATCATGAACGATAAGATTCGGGCAGCCAGCGCCCGAATCTGCTCCAGTGTAAATCTCGATTCCATCCCTAATGGGTATGTGATCGGTATTTACACCGACATCTTTTCCAGAGATATCTTCTCTGAAGAAGAGATTGCTTCGGTTATAGCCCACGAAGAGGGTCACATTGTCCTAGGGCACGTCGATGCAGCTTTCGCCCTCAACGAAAAAGACATGGATACTTTGGATAAACCAAAGGTTCATCTTGATATGGCACAAGAACTAGAAGCCGACAAATATGCTGCTCGCAAAATCGGAGCGGCACATGTGTTGTCCGCAATGCTAAAGATCCCTACTGCCATGGCTGACTTTGTAATACGCGAAGGAATCTATCGCTCCAGAGAGGAGATTGAGGCGTTTCTTAAAGAGAACTTCAACACGCTTCACGCTCCACGAATCATTGCTCTCGAGCGGATGATCTCCAGTGGTGAATGAAGCGTGCTAAAAGATCCATGTCCGTAAGGGGACATGGATCTTTTTTTTTTCTGAAAATCCATGCTCGCTATGAGTGGAACATAGACTTTTTACAGGTAAGTTTGGCTGAGCCAGAACACAACGGACATGACGATGGCAGGCAGAACCCAGTCCATCCAGGGGTCAATCTCATCCCAGACACGGAGATCGAGGCCGCCCCACCAAGGCATATTGGAGCTCTTCCCCTCTCCAAACTTCTTGACCCAGCGGTCCTCCGCTTGATCGTGCTCACGTCCAACGAAGAATCCTGCGCCGAAACCACAACCTACGGCAATCGAGGTCTTTAGATCTCCAGTGATGAGCCATAGCACTGCGGCGAGGACAGATGCGAAGAGTAAAGAATACCCTACGTGTTCGAAGTTTGTCGAGTTAACGATATCGCTGATTTTTTTCATGATATTTCCTTCAGGGTTAATTTTTTGGGTAGAGGATGCCAAGGCATTGATCCTTCCAAGTGTCAGGGTAGGCCATGCGGATATCAACCATAGCGGAGAATCGACGGAAGTCGATTGTAAGATTCGGGTCTTTTGCGAGGCAGTCTGTGAAGTAGTCAAAGACTTCCTTCTTAATTTCTTGGGGGACCTCTGGGTTGATGAACTTCAACATCTTGCCAATGCTGTCCTTGAACTGCTCCGGCGTGAACGTGACCTTCACGCTCTGGACGCGGGACAGAATCGCTGTGTCGATGTTCATTTTGTTAGTGATGATGATGATCTTCCCGGTGAACTCAAAGCGAGAAGGAAGGGGCTCGTCTTTCATGCTAAACTGCGACAAGTCGGGCATTGAGACGATGCGAACCGGGTAGGAATCGAGTGCTGCCTTCAACAGATTGATGACATTTTGGTCTTCAAGGGCACTGTCGAAGTCGTCAAAGACGATGATTTTGTCATTGTACTTGTAGAGCGTTGAGTAGATGATCTTGATGTTCTGCTCGGCACTAGCGCTCGAGCCCTTGACGATGACATAATCCTTGTCAGGGGTGAGGTTCGCGAAATACAACGTGCGACGCACGATATACGTCTTAGAAGTTCCGGGCATGCCATATAGTACAACACCCCGGCCTTTGCCGTCGATGAGGTTGCGGATGTAGCCGACCGTCGTCTTATAGATGTCGAAAACCGCCTCGTCCTTCTTTTGGCCCTGGAAGAGGAACTCGTTGAGGCGTTGCTCCGCCGTGACCTTGGCGTGGTCCTCGTCGCGACTAGAGACGAAGTTCTGCCAAATCCACTTACCCATGAACATCAGGCCAAACAGCGACGTCAGGATCGATGTCACCATCATCAGCGTGTTCATGCCGCTCTCCCGAAGTGAAATCTCCGGGTGGCTCTGCTCGTATAAACTAGCGAGGAACTTGTCGGTCGGAGCTGGAGACTTCAGGTACGCAGTGCGTTCCGGAACGTGGTCCTTGTACATGACGACGCCATCAACCGTCTTGAAGGATGGGTCCTTAGAAAGAAACTCGACGAACTCGAACTCCTTCCCGTTGCCAAGAATGAAGCGGGCGAAGTTCATGTTGCCCTGTGTCCCGGTCGCACGCTTACCAGCCTCGACGAGACTGATCGTTTGGAAGGCTTGCTTTAGAGGGCTTGCGATGATAGCTTTGGCCATCGGGTGATCAGAGCTGCCCGTGCCCTCGTTGAGCAGACCTCTAAGTAGGTTGTCAGTTGTCCATTGATTCTCTGAAAAAAGCATGGCACAATCTCTTTCTTGTGTGAAATTAACTAGAAAAATGTTCAATCTGCGTTACCTTATTGGAGAAAGCATCTTTGGTGTGCCTTTCTTTTCTTTTACGCGCTAAAACTTCCTCACCTTGGCTGTGACGAACGTATCTCTGTATCAGATAACACAAGTATTGACTACTCATAGGTAGAGCAATGATCGAAAGATCCCACTGCTACTAGATGGGGGCTTCTTTCTTTTCCTATGCTCGAGCGAAAACCGTATCTGCCCACTCTTTATGGGTATATTATTTTCATGAACCGAAGCGATAGCAGTGACGTCGTCTAGGTTCTCTTCTATAACTAGGCGCAAGTCTAGCCTATAGTATAGTAACTCAGTGCTAATATAACTGGTACTCTAGGCTATGCCTTCAGAGTAGATCCCCTGAACACGTAGTAAGAAGGTAACAGAAGAGGTATTCCGAACCAGCGGATAGAGAGATCTACAAACCCCACTGGCCTGGGGCAGAGAAGGAACCCATCTGAAATGATTGGTGGGGGTGAGGTCGCAGCAAAACAGTGAAGAGTTGCCTTTCGGTAACTCTTCTTTTTTTTTATGTTCCAATGATTGTAGGAAGAAAATGAGCTTAAGCTTACTGTATCTAAGAGGGCTTCGGAAGTATATTATTTTTGTAGATGAATAGGCGTTAATACCGGAACCCTATTTGCATAAACTTCTTCCAGTGATCGCCTTGGTCGGCGTTACTGGACAATCAACCTTTCTTAAGGAGAATGAAATGACCAACCAAGTCAAAACTCAAACCGCTGATCATATAAGAGATGGCGGACTAGCTCTTGTCCAGTTCGGCAACAGGGCCGACTTTGGTCAATACAGGAGTAAGCTCGTACTGTGCAACGTGCTGAGGATGCGTGAAAACGAGTCCTTCACAGCATTTCTCGTGAAGCCGGTGGGTAATCCCGACTCCCTAGCAATTGCTAAATACAACCAGGAATTGTACGAGAGCAGGATCACTGATAGTGATCTATACGTCACCAGCGCCTGCATTAACGGCAACGGCTTTGAAAAGTCCTTTCTCCTAGGGGAGTGGGATCGCATAAAATGTACAAAAATTTTTAGTTACTATTTTTGAGATGCTACCATGAGTCGTATCTCCAAGGGATGTAAAATTAGGAGAATGCTGCGCAGCATTCTCCTAATTTTTTTTTTGTTACATCCAGGTAGCGATCCCGGTGTCAGGATCATAGCTAAAACCACGGCAATCCCCCATCTTCGGACTGTAAGGGAATTGCTTCATGGCCTCCTTATAGGTCAGGCCCTTTTCCAATTCCCGGCGCTTCGGATCAGTGGGATCTTCCGAAAGAAGACTGGCGACGATTTCATTAACGGTAATCATATTTCCTCCGTGGCTTGAAAACTCCTCTACCCGAAGGCAGAAGGATCCTCTTTTACCGATGCAATGCAGTTATAAGTAAACATAATAATCTATGTCTAACGCTTTATTGGTATTGCTCGGCAGCGGCTCCGTCAAGAATGTGATGCGGGAGAACATCGTGTACTCGGTGTATTTGACATTCATGTCCGTCGCTGAACTGTTAAACCTAGCCCAATACAGAGCTAGCTCATTCACGAAACGATCACGAGCATCGTCCTTGGTGATCTGCAGCTGTAGCTTGACGAAAGTCTCGTCAGTAGCCGGGTCGATCGTGATCTCGCCGTGGCCGTTGCTGAAAGTCTTCTTGAACCACTCGGTAGCACCACCAGTAGAAGTACGGCCATCGGTGTACAGGGGAACGTCGCTGGGCGGCATCGGAGCAGCGGAGGTCGTAATACGGAATGGCATTGCAGCGTTTAGATCGGTATCGGAGGGGGTCGGTGCGAATGGATTAAACGGATCGTTGTTGGGGGCACCACCGGAACCAATACCAAACAGCAGGATGCTCTTATCCTTCAGTGTGGACTCGGTCTCGTCGGTGATGGAGCCGGGGATACGAAAGATCTGACGGAGGGTCATCTCGCGGCCACGACGGACCACAAGGTTCTTTTTGGCCAGCAGGATCTTGCCAGAGTCGGCATCCTTAACGACGACAAAGCCTCCCAATTGAGATTGCTTGCGACCGTCGACCTTATTGTCCTTGAAGAGAAGCTGTTCTTCGAAGCTCAATTCTTTGATATCATTCATGGTTCTGGTTCCTGAAACTGATTAGGAAATGACTAAACTTGTGTTACTCGTGCACTACAATCTCGAAGCGGTCCATGATGACAAAATGATCAGAGTCAGTGGCAGAAGCTTTGAAATCAGAAAGATCCTGAGCGCTTACGATATCGATGATCAATGCATCTACGAAGACTTTCTCTCCATCCATGAACTTGAATTTGTCGTTCCTGATCGCCAAGATACGCTGACTGCTGATGACACCACGGTCAGCAAAATTGCGTCGGTCCAGCTTCGAGGTCTGAGAGACCTTCCAGCTAGTTTGATCGACTAGTGTATACTGGTCTTTAAACCAGTTGGACTCATACAGCCCAAGACGGTCTGGTGCGAAAGCCGCCCTGTTGAAGAGTACTGCTGAAGCTTTACCCGGAAAGATTCGGTCGGTAAGGAACTTACGCTGATCATGAAGAGTGTACTTATTTGTTGACAGATACGCCCAATCGTTTATCATGTGACGATCAATCATTGGGAGCTCAACTCTTTTCATGTACAAGTAGTACTTATCGACAAGATACAGATTGGCATCTTTATCTTTCCACCGGACTTGCTCGTCGCCAAAACGATCTAAGAGCATTGCTGAGTCAGAGATGCCACTGGGAATCACGACTGAGAATCCGGTAAGATCATTCAGCGTAGAGACGTCGGCCTTTGTCCACTGTGCTTCTGTAAGCACAAACTCGCGATACTTTCTCGAGTCAATCTTGAAGAATCCAGCAGATTTCCTTTGTGTTTCCATGAATCTTATCATAGAATCACTAAGATGAATGGACGTACGATTTCCTAGGCTGTCGCCGAAGGCAAGTAAATCGGTAAGGCGATACTTGGACCAAGTTATCACAAACTCGCGGTAGAACCGCATGTTCTTATCTAAGTACCAGTAATCTACTCCCGGCGCTGTGTCGTAGTCGATCCGATCTGCATAGTGCATCCGGCGATTGCGGAGTGTATATCCATACACGTGCTTGTTGGTCAGGCTGTCACCGAAGGCCATCACCCCAGAGCTCTTGAAGAAACCGTGAAACACGCTCTCATCGAAGTACTTGACTTTATCCTTCTTGAAGAACCAACCATGAAATGTCTCTCTGTCGCGAAACACAGTCATTCGGTCGCTCAGATAGAACCAGTCATGAAACCGCTGGCTATCTGCAAGGTTCATATCCCTCGGCGGTGACTGGGTGTAGGAGTTGTTGGTCACAGTCCCGAGACCGGGGTGAATCTTGTTTTTGAAGTCCTTGAATCGAACCTTCCAGTCCCACACGAAATAGCCGTGCTTATTGTCACTATCGTACATCTCAAAGAAATTCTTCTCGTTCCACTTGTAGAGGATTTTGAAATCCTTCATCGAGACAGTGTACGATTTAAAGACGTTGATCGTCGTCGTGATGTATTCAACGATCAGATCTGACACCATCCGGTTAAACGAGATGTCAAGGAAGTATGAGTACTCCTTCAGCGCCGAGAGTAAGTACGTAATCTTGGCGTGCTTCAAGTCTTGATCAGTGGATTCCTTTGCCTCAGCGACATACTTGTAGAGATCAGGATTTCCATTGAATTGCAGATACTCCGTGTAGGTTGAGAAGCCATGATATTCCGATAGGTTATAATCGGCGAGGAACTTCGTCTGATACAATGTCTTATACTTTTTGTACTGCGCATAAGTCATGAGCTGGTCGCCATCAGAGGAGGTCTTATCCTGATATGCAAGAAAGTTGTCGAGAACTTTCAAATCCTTGATGAAGATCTTCTCAAGCTCCTTGTCCTGAATGGAGTCATACGAGTCAACACGTTCGAGGACATAGTTTTCATTCACATAGGAGTTCGGTATCAGCGCATCAGTGCCAAAGACGTCAATGTTCAGACTCGAGTCATCCTTATCGTCGAACGAGTAGATCTTCTGGATGGACTCATGCTCGAACTGAATCAGGTCCTCGACATTGTAGAAGTCGATCAGCAAGATCTGCGCTGCAAGGATCAACTCATCGATGAACAACTCGTTCTGAGAGATCTCCGACGCGTGTAGCGACAAATGCGTACGGAAAGCATGGTCCTTCTTGAGCTTCCGGATCAGACTGACGAAGTATGCAAGGTTCATCACATCACGCCACATGCGGAAGTCTCCCTCGATCGAGAAATACTTCGACGGAAGGAAATCGAACTCCTCCGCAGACACCTCATCTTTTGTGGCGATCCAGTACTGGTCATCTTGAGTCATGGCATCAAATGAATACTCACGGTATGTACCGTTCTTCATGGCCTGCTGCAGACCTTCAGTCTTAACACTATGGCCGAGGAAGCGAGGCTCGATCTCAATGTCATCAAGCTGCTTGGTTTCATTACCGGACCTGTACTTCGTCAGATAGAATTTAATGATGTTGATACCATCAAAGTCAAATATCTTAAGGATGTCGACGAACACGTTATCGGTTCCACGATGTCTGATAAGCGTGTTAATCTTCAAGGCGATGCTTTTCTTGTAATACATCGGAAACTTTTTAAATTCCGTGAATCCAAAGGAGAAGAGCAGCTGATCAACAGAGTACTCGTCGATGTAGCCAATGTCAAGCGGGAACTCAAGTTTGTTATTCATCAGCTCAACGATCGTCATCGTGCATACCATGAGGCGGCAGTAAGCCTTATAATAGTTAATTGGTTCACCTGACGCCGTCTTGCCAACCATGTCCTTTGAGTATGCCTTGGTGTACATGACAGTCATGAAGTAACGGCGGATCTTCGAGTACGTTGAGGAAAACGAGCTGAGTAGCGAGCTGCCACTGGTGTTCGGCTCTTTGAGAATCTCGAAGTCTTCAGCCAAGCGGCTCTTCCAAGGCGGTATCGCGTTGTTTACCTGGAGGTCGTAGTAATACGGGTTCTTGTCCGTGTATTGATTCATGTAATACTCGCGGATTGCATCGATGTCGTTATCCACAATGCTCGCCGTGATTCCGCCAGACGGCATAGTCAGCCGATCGAGGATCATAAGGGCCTCAGCCCTTTGCTGGTTTGTGATGTCCGTCATCGCCTCGATGGACGTACGAACATCTGCAGCTAGTACGGTATCCTCGGCACGGTCTAGTCCGATGACTTTCTCGAGGATCGCCATCTTGATGATTTCGTGGTATGGGTACTTATCGATCTTATAGTAAACCTCGAGGTATCTTGACGCTTCGATCATACTCTCAGATGTTTCGAGCGAATCCGCTAAATCTTGGTCCTTTACGACAATCTTCCGGCAGTGCTCGATTAGCTCGGCGACATCCCGCCGAGCCAGTACGACCAGATCGTTACTTGTTGTCATTGGAGGAACTCTCAAGCTTGGACTTAACATCGCGTTGCAGACGGAACAGCTCCCTTGTCGCGAGGAAGCAGTTTACTTCGTTCGTGTAGGATTCCACGAGAGCGGCCACGACCTCAGACTCCTTGATCTTTCCGGTAGTGCGGCTAGGCAAACGCTCGGCCATTGGGCGCGGTTGCTTGCAGGCAGCGAGAATATCCTCATCCAACTCGACAAACTGCAACTTGCGTGATGTCATGTTAACGTCAACACGCTCGACAGTGGTTCCACCGTTTGTGGCGCAGCCGACGAGGGAAAGGGCCACCGTAATGATGATAATAAGTTTTTTCATGGTCTTATCCCTGTGAGACGTTAGAATTAGATTCGACGGGCAGCAGAGGATCGACTGTCTCTATGAGCTTGATCATAATGTTCACGCTCTCGGCGGAGAGTACCCGATTCTCGGGGATCTGAGAATAGGACTCCTGTGTGAGCTCTGCCTTGGTACGGTCGACCTTTCCAGTCTTCACACTGAGTCGGTCTTTGGCCTCAGTGTTAGCTTTTTCGATTACTTTCTGAGCTTCGGCGTTCCGCTCATATTCTTCATTGATTTCTTCAGCCTTCTTGAGTTGGTCTTGGTTGTGGGCCAGCGTCTCTTCTAGGGTCGATATCTTTCGGTTGAGAACGACTGCTTGTTCGGCAATCTCAGCCTTGGCAGACTTCCATTGGTAAGCAAAGAATGCCACGAGAAGTATGAGCACCGTGAAGAAGCCAAGCTTCCAGTTCTTGAGCAATACTGTAATCATGATGAAACCTCGATTGGAAACTGTTGGAAGGATCTATCATCAAAATCCTTAGAATTATTCTTATGTTTTCCAATTACATTATGTAACAAAATAGTAGTATGGAAGATCTCGGTGCTAACGTCATGATCGTTAATCATAGGAAAAGTTATGGCAGCGAAAAAGATATTCAAGTATGAGGGGAAAACTTTCCTGTCGAAACAAGCCCTCTACGCCTACATCGCTGAGACCAAGAAGGGTGAGATGGAGAACCTCGGTTGGGATGATCCGGCCCGGTTCTGGTTCTTCGTCAAGTACGGCAAGACGCAAGGACGATCTGTCATCTCCGGTAAGCCGACCGCCTGGAACCCCGTCACTGAGCGTTACGAACGGTTCACAGGGGAGACCGAGAAACAACAGTACCGCGAGGAGTTCAAGGCGCGGATGTTGAAAAAGTACGGTAAGGTATACATCACAGACGAGCCGGAGCATCAGAAGAAAATGCTGGCTTCGCGCTCCATCACGCAGACCTACAAGTGGCTGGACGGGTCTGAGACTCCGGTCACGGGAAACTACGAGGCGCACTTTCTCCACTTCCTCGAGACTGTGTACCACTTCAAGAGAGAATACATTGCCGAGCCGCCAACAATCTACTATAAAGACGGCGATAAGACAAGGTTTTACCTTCCAGACTTCTTCATCCCGTCGCTGAACCTGATCATCGAGATCAAGGGCGGTAATGAGCACTACCAGAAACGCGACGAGAGACTCGAGAAGCTGAAGGCTGAAGCCACTCGCCGAGAGGGGTTCGATTTCGTTCAGGTGAATGATAAGGTTTATACGCCATTCAATGCCTATTTTAGAGAGAAGGTGCTGGAGGCGTGACATAAAGAATAAAAGAAAAAGGAAAGCACAATGAGAATTTTCAGTTACCCGGAGGTGTTTGACCTCTTTCAGCGGGAGACCCTGACGCTTGACCTGGATGAACGCATCTTCACGACAAACGATATTGCACTTGTCGTAGATCTTGATTATCAGATGAAGGATCGTCTCTTCCGTGGCAACTTCCTCGAATGGAAGACTGAGGTCCACACTCAGCGTGAGATGGATTTGCACGTCTCGTTCTCGAAGAGTCTGATGCGGACCATCCTCAACAGGCACGTCATCCCGAAGGGCGAGTTCGTGGCGATCCCGCTGCTCGAGAGGTTCCAGTCGAAGGATCCAAGTATTTTTGGGCTTCTGGAACTCACGGACGAGGCATACGATGCTGGCTACCGCCTCGGGACCTCCGGTCTCGTAGACATCCACAAAAGGCCGCTCTCCGAGATTCTTCTGACCAACATCCGAGGCATGGGCTTCGTCCGCAACGACAGTTGCTTGACGACCCTGCGTCTCACAACCACATAGGAACCAACCATGTTCGATAAACACATCATTCTGGACAGAGAGGCTCTCCTCACCCGTCAGGAGCAGCAGATCATGAATGAGGAGTTCTCCTACGAGAGCTTCGTGTCGTGGGCAGCCCGCAAGCTGAAGGGCTATTCCATTAAGGAGATCGACTACCTCGCCAAGCGTGTCGTCAACATCGACACACATGAGGAGAAGACTGAAGTCATCGAGCGTATCCGCGACGCGCTTCGCGCCGCCGAGGAGGAGCTCGAGAAGAAGCAGTTCACTAAGACCAAGTGTATAAGTTGCAAGGAAGATACTGCTAAGCGCGACCAGCTGAAGTACATGCAGGAGCACATCGGTATCCTCAAGGTCCTGCTCTCCAAAGCCCAGTCCTTTAACATCGTCGACCACCTCGAGAGCCAAAAGAACGGTGGCTCTTCTGGTGGCGAGAATGGCGACAACGTCTACCGCATTGGCGATAACACCTGAGTGTAAATCATGGTCACCAACCCTGATCTATTGGACGAGCCGACGTTTGTCCCGGACGCTTTTCGCTCGTCGCATAATATTAAGGGAATGCTCGCTTTAGCCCGCAGGTTACAGACACTCATTCTCATGGAGCCGGGGACGATTCCTAACCTCGTTGACGCTGGAGTCGGTATAGGAACCTATCTACACGAGATCGCTGATGAGAACACTCTCGAGTCGATCCGTTCTCGGATTAATCGTCAGGTTGAGACCTATCTTCCAAATGACTCCGTGGATGCCATCGACGTGAAAATGTCGAACCTTGGAACTGCCAAAGAAGAGTACCTCGTAATCTTTTTCCGCATTGGTAAACCTGTGGATGGGAAAGACACCTTTGCGTTGACGTTTAGTTCCAACAACAAGGGGAGTTCCGTAAAGTCGGACTTCTACTTCTAAGAGACACCCTAAGCTCCTTTCGGGCTTAGGGTGTTTTCTTCGCGTTCAAGGTTCCAGTTACAGCCCGAAGTTTTGCTAGTGCTCAAAGGTGAAACAGCGCTTTAGTCCCTGACATTCATCCGTCACATTACCGTTTCCAATCACGAAAGGATAAGCACATGGCAATGGAAATCAACTCTATGGAAGATCTCAGCAAGATGATCAACGGGCAGACTCAGCAACCTGAGCAAAGCCCCGCCGAGGTCGCCAATGCCGCTGTTGAACAGACCACTTCAACCACGGCATCGTCCCAAGTTACCCGCGACGAAGCTGGCGAGCTCCAGCAGAACGAAACTGTTGTTCAGCCCGCCACCGAGGCTCCGCAAGCCGATACTGTCTCTCGCGAGGCACTGCGTGACAAGGTCCTGAGCAACGTTCAGGTCGATCTGAGTAAGATCAAAATCGTCAAAAGCCCCAACCCACTCGGCGTCTTCCAAGAGCTCGAGACCCTGTTTCTGAAGCCTTCCTACGACGTTATCGCACTGCAGTCCGGTTATCGTGCCGCGTTCCGGTCGCTGAACAACGACGACATGATTAAGGTGCGTAAGTTCACCGGGACGGAAAAAGAGCAGAACATGAAGCTCTTCAACTTCGTCTATACACACATGGTCAATGGCTCACTCGGCAAGATCCGCTTCGATGACTGGCTGAAGGTTACTGCTGAAAACGACTTCGAGACCCTAATCTATGGCATCTACTGCGCTACCTTTCCGAACGAGACTGACTATGATGTTTCCTGTCCAAAGTGCGGTAAGGAGAACAAGGCCCGCATTTCCAAGGAACTGCTGATTCAGGCCAAGGACGAGGCCGCCACTGGTGCGTACATTCAGGACATCCTGTCCAAGAACTACACACCCGAGGAACTGGTTAAGCACTCCGTGGTCAATATGAAGGATCGCGTGATCCTACCGCAGACTAAGATCATCGCCGATATTGGCACTCCGACTCTGCACGACTACCTGAAGTCCCTGCAGCGTGCTGAGTCCTTCAAGGGCTACGAGCCAGAGATCTTTACGTACTTGAAGTACGTCGAAGAGCTATACATCCCGCACATCCACGCTTTCGCGCAGGGTGATGTCGAGTACATCCAGCTTGAGACTATCGAGGACAAGCTACGCGCCATCGTCGATATCCCATCAGAGGATCGCAAGTTCCTCGACAAGGCAATCAAAGAGAAGATGGACAAATACAAGGTCGAATACAAGTTGCCCGACGCCATCTGCCGTCACTGCGGTGCTGAGATTAAGAACATCGTGGTCGACATGACTGAAACCCTTTTTCTAAGTATGGTAAGGGCCTGATTAAGCTCATCGAGATTCGCCCCGGTAACGTAGTCCAACGGTCGCTCGATCAGGTTATGTACCAGATCGCAGCGACACTGGACATCTTCAAAGGCCAGCTAACCCTTGAAGACGTTATGACGATCGAGCTTCCCTTGCTAACTGACCTGTACAATGGTCGGGCGAAGTTTCTCGAAGACAAGAGGAAAATCGAGGAGCGGGAGATGGAGCGAATCAAGTCGCAGGCCGCTACCGCTCAGAAAAAGAAATAGGGAAAAGGATATAGGATCCGCACAATGTTGAAGAATCTTTTCAAAAAGAAAAAAGCCGATGAGATCGTAATGACGGAGGAGCTTAGCCGTTTCGAGGGGATTGTCAAGGACGACCAGCAATTCTACAATGACACCGTCAAGTTCCTTGCAGCGCTTTGCGGCGTCCTCGCCAAGAGCTATGGTCCGCTCGGATCCAACACGCTAATCGAGCGACTCGGCTCAACCCCGACCGTCACAAAGGACGGTTACACCATTCTCGAGAACCTGCGCTTCACTAACTCGCAGGACAAAGCGCTGCATGACTTGATCAAGCGGGTTTCGTATAATCTCGTCAAAACCGTCGGCGATGGCTCCACGAGCGCCGTGCTTTCAGCATCGTTCATGTACGAGTACCTTGCTCCGCTCCGTAACTCAGGCATGTGCAGCCGTAAGCAGCTGGTTGATATCCTTGAGCGGATCGTTGGTTATCTTGTCGATGATCTTGAGAGCAATGCCCGTAAAATCGACGGCAACAACAAGCAGCGTGTGCTGACGTCGATCGCCAGCATCTCCAACAACAACGACTTGAAGATCGGCGATTACATTGCTGGCATCTTTCAGAAGCTCAACTTCCTCTCCGACGTCAGGATCGAGGAGGATCCCCGCGACTCCAGCGTCCCGCTGACCCACAGCATCCGCTACGGATTCACCTTCGATCGCGGTCCGATCCACAACCTGTACTTCAATCAGGTCGGTCGTTCGACGCTGGCAGTGAAGGAGCCGCTTGTATACATGAGCTACGAGTTCTTCCCGCCGCACTATGAAAACCTGAAGGAGATCCAGAAGGCCAACCCGGACCGCGCTATTGTGGCAATCGTGGAGCAGACCCACGAGGACACCGTCAATGAGTGTTTGTCTGATTTCCTAAAGGGTAACAACAAGATCCTTCTAATCCGCGCCGGTGATATGTCACTTGAAGCTTACCACGACGAGTTTCTTGACGCGGCGATCTACCTTGACTCTGACATCATCCGTGACCCGAATACCTTCAAGCCAGAGCAGCTCGGAGCCTGCAAGTCGGTCGAGTTTTTTGGTACAAAGACCGTGTTTATGTCCGGCGATGGCATGGTTCGCGGCACTGACTTCTACAATGAGCGTGTTCAGCAGCTTGAGAAGGAGTATGATGAGACGCCGAACAACCTGCCTTCGAAGCGCGGCGCAATCCGCCTGCGCCTCTCGAAGCTATCTGGCGTCTCCGTGAAGATCCTTGTCGGTGGCATTACCGAGGAAGAGAAGAAGGCACGCCGCTTCCTCGTCGAAGACGCTGTGCTGGCCTGTAAGTCAGCCCTTGCAAAGGGCTACGGATTTGGCGGTAATGTCAACCTGTACTTCGCGATGACTCGTCTCTGCAACCGCTTCGATACCATTTGGGAAGGAGACTACGTCTTCAATCAGTTCAGCAAGGAGTTCGTGAAAACAATCTTCCTCCAGCTTCGTCGCGTCTACTTCGACACCTACTTCTGCATCATGACTAAGTCGCCTGAATACGACTGGCGCGGAGAGAAGATGCGTGACGAAATCATCGAGGAGACTGATCGGATCTTCAACGTGATAACCGGAGCATTCGAAAACCTTGATGAGACTACCGTGCTCGCTCCAATCGACACCGATATCCAGATCCTCAAGGCGTCAGTGTCCATCATGGGTATGCTGATCAGCATCAACCAATTCGTAAGCTGTTGATATATGATAAAAGAGTAGACTTCTCCAATCACAGGAGTCGTCTACTCTTTTTCATTTGCAAAAAGGAGAGGGACGTGATAAAATGGCGAGCTCACGCATCGAGAGACACGCAATATGAACGAGACTAGCTATCAGTATACCATTCAGTCGTATCTCAAGAACCCGGTTGGGGCCGGCGCGGCTTCTACCCCACAAAGGAAGGCCATCCTCGACACCCTGTTCGCGAAGTACAGGGCGCTGCTGAAGGCGAACCACCACTTCAAAACTTCGGCATACCGCGTTTCCGACTCGGTGGTGCTGCACATCCGCATTCCCTCTGAGAGTGTGGAGGGAGTACGCTATGACGTCTGCATTGAATTTATGGACGTCGGGGGCATGGAAACATCCATGCTCACTAAAAACATCAAGGTCTTTAGCAACAACTTCGCTTTTGTGTACACGTATGCCTACGTGATGAACCAGCGCGGCCTCCTGATCGACTATTTGAGGTCGTTGCTCCCAAAAGAGGTCTTGTCAGAACCTCCGAAACGGCGTAACCCGGACGAGACAGTAAACTACGAGAAGTCAATCGTTTACGCGATCTACTACATTCAAGAACACCGTCTATTCCTGCGCGAGAACTATGGCCCGATTCTGCACGTCTCGAATAAGGTCTCAATCAAAAAAGAGATCCACGAATTCGAAGACATTGAACGCGACTATGCCATCAAGAAGTCCCTGCAGTCCAAGAAGAAAGAGCAGGAAAAGAAAGCGGCGAAAGCAGCCAGGGCTGGAGAGTTAGCCAAGCAAAAGCAAACCCGCAGAGCGGCGACGATGGCGAAGCCATCGTCTTCCAAGAAACATTGACAGAAGGGGAGTAAATGGCACACGTCAACAAACTTTTTGAAATTGAACAGAAGGGGTTCAATATTCGGTTCCATGATCTCTTCGACATGGACGATGACATGACCCACAACTTCTTCCCGCTGTATAAGAAACGCGTCTACCAGAGCATTATGGAGCGCATCGTCGAGGACCTCAAGCACGTCTTTCGAGAGTACCCGGACTTCATCGAGAGCTACCTCCACTCCCGCCTTCTGATCGAGGGCATTGAGCATATCTGCGATCAGGAGGGTGAAGAAGGTAACATCGACAACCGTGATGCGAGTGAGCAGAAACTCATTGGTATTATCACGAATGAGATCATTACCAATGAAACCCTACAGCACTTCATTCGGGACTACGTAGACAGCCAGTACACGATCTCAATCGAGACACAGCGTGGTGAAGAGGAACTCCAATTCAAGGACTCTTACGCCAAGTTGCTGATCTGTGTATCGTACATGTGTCGTCTCGTCGTTCCGCTCATCTGTCTCTACATGGAGCGGATGGATATGAAAAAGGAGCAGGACCTCACAATCAGGGTCTTCACCGAGATCTTCAAGGTCTTCAGCATCGATGAGAACGGCGATGATGTCGACCTGCCAGGTAAGATTCAGCGGTTCATTACCAGCAACGTCGAGAACACACTATACAGCGACAAGGTGATTTGGGAGTACCTTAAAAACATCACGGTCTCCGCACCGATCCTCGCACTCGACCTGTTCCGCAAGATCGTTCGTGACACGATCCCGAAGCTCGATGTCAACAGGTCGGTGGTGTCCTTTCTACATGTCGTGATCAAAGGCCAAATCAACTACACTTTTATCCAGAACATCAAGATCACCTTTAAGCCGATCTCGCAGATTCGTACCGAGGGAACCGAGAACAGCGTGAACCCGTTCACGCGGATGGAGATGCGGCTGGTCAGCGCTAATGAGATGAATTACATCATCGAGAAGGAAGCAATCCGGAGCTTCATCGACCGTTACAAGATCTACTTTTCCGAAGAGGAGCACGATCACTTTATGGAGGTCATCTCTCCCAACATGGTGCAGATGAAGATCATCAACTACTATGTCAACAGTAAGGACAAGTTGAACATTCAGCTGTGCAACCGGGAGGAGTATATCTGGCTCCTGATGATCACACGGAGGTTCCTGCTGGACAAAGGGTTTAAGTGCCTCGCAGGCATGATCTCAGCTGATGTCGCCCCGAAGGAGAACCAGAAGAACTTCAAACGGGGCAAGCTGGTCGGCGAAGTCATACAGTCGCGGTCATACCGCAACCTGCTGAGCCGTTTCCCACTCGTGAAGGCTAAGCTCGCGGAAAACAAGATGCTCGTCAGCTTTATCGGTGACATCATGAATACCGACTTCACCTGTGTCAATCCGTTTGACGAGAACGAGGAGGACTTACAGCCGCACGTTGATACTGAGGCCAACCAGAGAACGATTATCCAGGATATATTATCTTTCTTGGAGCGTTACTAATCTGAGAGAAAGGAGGGCCAATGTCTCTTGTAGACGACCTCTACAAGGCCCTCCGAGCGGAGGGCCGTGTAGCGTACTTGAACAGCAACAATACAGAGATGAGTTGTCGTTGTCCTTACTGCGGCGATTCATCGAAAGACAGATCGCACGCGCACCTCTATATTTCATGTGACCCACCCTTCAAGTTCTTCTGTCAGCGGTGCGAGGCATCGGGGATTGTGGGCGACAACGTGCTTGAGGACATCGGCGTCCACGACGACGAGCTTTCGATGGAGTTCCACCGGGAGATCAAGAAGTTCAAGCGCAACACGACGATACACAGCTCTAGCCTTGCTTATCTGAAGGTCCGGAATCCGAAGTTCCCAAAGTACGACTTGAAGGGCCGCTTCAAGGAGAAACTCGAGTATATGGAGGACCGGCTCGGGTTCACCCTCCGTAAGGAGGACCTACTGCGGTACCGCGTCATTGGTTCGCTGGAGGACTTTCTAATTCTGAATAAGCTTGACCATATGCTGGACGACGACAAGTTCTCAAAGGACTGCTGGCTGGTCGATAAGTTCGGTCTCGGTTGGCTATCGCGGGACAGCTCCCATGCCAGCTTTCGCTTCATCGCTGGCGATTTCAAGAAGCGATTCAAGACCATAAACCTCAACCCCTACGGAGAGGGGAGTAAGGTCTTCACGATTAGGTCAGAGCTGGACCTGATGGCCCCAGAGATCGAGGTTGTGATGACGGAGGGCTTCTTCGACGTGCTCTCCATCCACCGCAACTTCTTCAATGGAGAGAGATTGCGAAACCGGGTATTTTGCGCGATCAATGGGAAGGGCTTCAACCTGTTCCCGCTCATGCTCATGAAGATGGGCTTCCTCAACATCAACTTGTCGCTATATAGCGACAATGATATCAACCTCGATGATTATAAGTTCATTCTCCCCGAGTGGCGGTATAATAGGATCCGAGTGGTCTACAACCGATACGAGGGTCAGAAGGATTTCGGAGTCAGGAAAGAACTGATCCTTCCGAAGACATTCAAACTCAAGTAAATCGAAAGGAAAGCACATGCCCCAATTCACCGACAATAACGGTACCGAAATCACCCGCAAGAGCGAGCAGTACGTTCTCGCCCTTCAGCTCAAGACGGACGTTGAGTGCGTCGTTCCGGTGCTCCGCGCCGACACCGAGGAAGCCCTCATTGCCATTGTCGAGAACGAGTCGCTGGTCGACGCCAAAACCGGCAAGGCCGATTGGATCAAGGGATCTCAACTTGAAGCGTTCGTCCACCCCTCCACTGTGATTGAACAGGGCCATTACCCATTTGCTATGATACGCCTCGAAGACTGGTATGCCAAGATGCGCGAAACCCTTGATAAGCAGTGGGACACTCAAGTCATGACGATCCCGCAATGCCTTGACCGTATGTCCACTAACCCCTTCGCCGGTCAGCAGCAAGCTGAGGTTATTATCGCTCCGGAAGCTGCCAACGAAGCCTCCACTTGACTGATTAACCAAATTGGAAAAATCGTTAAATGAAAAAGAGTAAGGCCCGTTTCAAGCTATATACCGACGGTAGCATCGACACCAAGACGGGCCGTGGCGCTTACGGCTGGATTTTGATCTGTAAGAATGGTGATGAGGATGTTATCATCGAAGAGAAGACGATCCGTGAAGATAGCTCCACGATCTCCGTCCTTGAAATCAAGGCGGTCCTCGATGGTCTGCGTTCGGCAACCGCCCATGCCGACAGCAACGAGATTGTTATCGTTGACGTTTACTCCGACAGCAAGATGGTTGTCGATTCGATGAATATTTATATCCCGAAGTGGAGGCGTAAAGCTTTCGGTAGTGATATATGGATTGCCACAAACGGGCAACCTGTTGTCAACCAAGACCTCTTTAAGGAGATCCTCTCCGTCGAAGATGACCTGACGGAAGTCCGATACATCCACGTCAAGGCCCACGCTGAGTCCGAGTACAATAACCGGATTGACAAGGCCGTACACGACCTCGCCTTTACGGCGTAATTCTGAAGGAGCCTTCGCCAATTTTCGCGGCGAAGGCTCCTATGATCTTCTAACAAATACGGAGATGTAAATGGCTGAGAAAAAGGCTGAAAACAAAGACAATGTTGTGCTGTACCATTCGCCCTGCCACGATGGTTTCACGGCTGCTTGGATTGCATCCCGCTTTCTCGGGTATGACAATACGACGATCACCCCGATGCGCTACAACGTCGATTACTCGCAGGAAGCTGAGTTCCTCGACGGTTTGCGTGAGCGAGCAGTTTACATCGTAGACTTCTCACTGGAGCCTAAGAAGGGTCTGATGAGCGTTCTTGCCGCTGCCAACTCCGCTGTGATGCTCGATCATCACAAGTCGGCGATGGAGAAGCTTGAGGCGGTCGACGCTTTCTGCGCAAACCGCATTAGATACGACGAGTTCATCGCCCGCTGCCAAAGCGAGTACAGCATGAGCATAGATGAGACTCTCGAGTTCGAGATGCTGCTTGACAAACTCGATATCCGCTTGAACAATGACATGTCCGGTGCCGGCCTCGCTTGGGATTACTTCTACAAGACTCGGCCTCCGAAGCTAGTGAAGCATGTTGAGGATCGTGATCTTTGGAAGTTCCACGACGAGAACACTCGGGCCTTCATGATGAACCTGATGTCATACCCGATGAAGTTGGATGTTTATGACGAACTTTTTAGGAAAACCAGGAGCCTTCCCGGATACTGCGACTTCCTCGCGGAAGGTCGCGCCCAACTCCGGCTTTTCAATCAGTACATCGATCAACTCTCGTCGATGCCACTTAAACGGCTACAGCTTCCCGGCTTTGAGCAGTTCAAGGGGGTAGTCTTTAACGCGAATGCGATGTTTACCTCTGAGCTGGGGAATCGCCTTGTAGAGAAATTCGATTTTGCGTTAATTTGGGCATTCGACAATAAAAACAACGATATTGTAGTTGGCCTGCGTTCTCGGGCTGACGGAGTCTGCGATGTCTCTGAAATCGCAAAATGTCACTTCAACGGTGGTGGTCACTACGCCGCGTCTGGCGGGAGAATCACGCTAGAGAAGTTCGAAACCATTCTGAAAGGATCTGAAAATGTCCGACTCAAAGACCGAAGCTAACGATCTCAATGCTCTTCTTACCCCTATCGTAGATGCGACAAGTATCCGTGATCAACAGAAAAAGCGCAACTTTGCCCTTATCATTGAAGTGGTCGAGGCCAACGCTAATGATTTTGTCGCAATGCTTCGCGACGGCGTTGACCTCGGCTTCAGCTATCGATTCAAGGGCATCATCGACGGCAAAATGCAAGCATTCTCTAGCTATCATGAAGTAACACTTGACCTCGTGTCTGATCCACTCGAGTTCACCAGAGCATTCTTGAGCGGTATTCTTGACTCCAACTATATCGCCAGCTCAGAGAATTTCATGATCTTCATTGAGGTGTTCGACACCAAGAACGACCCGAATTGGTCACGCCCGCTCATCGAGATTGGCGCACATTCTGCCATCATATCCGTCAAAGACTTCATCTAGGGAAATTGCAATGGGTATTCTCTCTGCCAAGATTAAAGAAACTAAGAAGACCGTCGCCAAGAAGAGTGTCGGTAGCGTCTCCGAGACCGTCTTCGTGCCGACCAACATTAAGATTCTTGACTACAACGGCGGTACGATGGCTACCAACGCCGAGGACGGTGAGAACTTCTACAACATCGGCCTGCCGATGGGTAAGATCCACATGGCAATTGGTCATTCGCAGTCCGGTAAGACGACCCTGATGCTGCAGTTTGCTGACGCGATGACCAAGGACTTAAACGGTGACGTCATCCTTGCCGACTTCGAGCGCAGCTCCACCGATCCGCGCAGCCGCATCAAGAACATTTGTGGCATCACCGACGAGGAATACGATGAGCGGTTCACAATTTTCAACCACGAAGATATGACAGCCGAGTTCCTTAAGAAGATGATTTTCGACATCGTCGAGACTAAGCGTGCTCTGTCAAAGAACGACCTTGTTGATTGGATGGATCTTGAGGGCAACCCGATCAAGATCTTCCCGCCGACCGTGATCGTCATTGATTCCGTGTCTACCATGCGCTCCAAAGAACTGTTAGAGAACAAGGACCTCGATAACAATATGGTCGCCGCACAGATTGCTAAGTCTAACGGCGCATTCCTGACCTCCATTGAGCACTTCCTCGAGGCATATAACATCACGATCCTTGCTGTCGGTCATTTAGGTGCCAAGATCCGAATCAACCCGTATGCTCCCCGTAAGGTGCAGCTGCCGGGTCTGGAAGACGATGAGAATATCAGTGGTGGCAACAAGTTCGTATTCATGTCAAGCTACCTGTTCAGATTAACCGCCGGTAAGGAGTTCAAGGCTGACAAGGACTTTGGCTTCTACGGTCGCATTGTGAATTGCCGCTTGCTGAAGACACGCTCTGGCTATAACGTCACGACCTTGCCGTTGGTATATCATTTCAAGCGTGGCTTCCACGACGAGATGACTAACGTCTACTTCTTGAAGGAGCAGGGATTTCTGAAGGGCGGCGGTTCGAAAGGTTTCTACCTGCCAAATGCTGAAGAATTTCGTTTTACGCAGCGTGAGTTCCTTAAATTGTACCGCACCAATGAGGAGTTTGCGCAGAAGTTTGAGGAGTTCGTTGCAGAGCAGTACAGCAAAGTGATCGACGCCAAGAACGCTGACGAGGAGCACGTCTCAGCTTCCGGTGGTAAGGAGTCGATGGACGAAGAGTTCGAAGACTGAGATATATAATGGGTATGGTGCGTTCGCGCACCATTACCCGTGGGAGTCCAATCATGTATCTAGAAGTCAGAGAACTGTATCCCAACAGAAGGGCGTCCGAGAACATAACTACCTATGTACTCCCGGTCATCAGGCAGACGAAGACGCTTTTCTACACTGCCCAATATCCGGTCCATAACATCATTGCCTGTACATCATCCATCCGCAAACGTAAGATTGTGGCTTGGCGAAAGAGCACTGGCTTACGTGTTGGTGACGAGCCATGCTTTTATACGCCAACATTCACATTTATAAAAACGCACGAGAAAATGCCAGTACTGCATACGCAGAGTGTGTATTATTTTGAAAGGAGCCCTGATGAAGGAAAAGAAGGCTAAGAAAACCGTGGTGGCGAGTAAGTTTATCCGTGAGGATGGCCGTCCGAAACACTATTTCCTTGGGGAGGACCTACTCACCCCGAATGTGAACAAGTGCGACGGTGGTCGTCTTAACATGTTCATCTCACACGTCGCGCAGTTCCTCACGCTGAACAACGCTGAAATCCCGAGGGTGTTTACTCGCTTCGAGAATCAGGTTGGAAAGTTCTCACAGGGGATGGGTTATACCTCTCTGAAAGCACCTGCGCAGCTCCTTGGTGAAGTCAAGTACGGTGATAACGAGCGATACTTGTTTTTCAGTTATGAGGACGGGTCGGTTGACGTTGTGACGTACAATTCGTGTGTACGGCTTACTGAGTCGTATGGTTTCTTAAACGAGTACAAGCTCCCGGATGTCGAACCTGGTACGGACCTTCCCGAGGGAACGCTCCTTGCTCGTAACCCGATGTACGATGACAACCTGAATCTGCGCTATGGCGTCAACCTGAAGGCAGCCTTCATCGCAAAGGACGGCCTGACGTTTGAGGATGGTATCATCATAAGTGAGAGCGGGGCAAAGAAGCTCTCACATACCGCCGTCCACGAGGCCGTGGTATCCCTCAACAATAACGATGTTCTGGTCAACATGTATGGCACTCGGAACGAATACAAACCTTTTCCGGAAATCGGTGAGTACGTCAAGGATGGCATTCTGTGCGCCCGTCGCCGGATCAGCTACTCGACAGTCCTGACAGACTTTAAGGAGAATGACCGCCAGATCGATTACGTTAATGATACGCTCTTCTTCTTTAATGGTGTGGTCGAGTCGATCGAGGTCTTCTCCAACCTGTCGGATGACGAGCTGGCGCAGCCCCACAACGCGCCGATCGCAGCCCTGCTGAAAACCCGAAAGGAGTTATTCACAGAGATCAAGGAGATTATCGAATACTTCCGAGATGAGGGGATGACACTCCGCGACAACTGTGGCTTCCTGCTGCAAAAGGCGACGGATTACCTCTGTGGTAAGAAGTTCAGCTACGATAAGAGCGAGTTTGAGGGAACAATCCTGCGCTTTAAGATCCGCGAGACCGTCCCGCTGAAAGTGGGATCAAAGATCACTGGACGTTACGGCAACAAGGGGGTGATTTCGAAGATCCTGCCCGATGACCAAATGCCCCGAACCGAGGATGGTGACATCCCGGATGTCGTACTGAACCCGCTAGGCGTTGTCGGGCGCATGAACGTGGCGCAGCTGTATGAACATGAGCTGACGTTTATCGCCGACCAGATTGTCAAGAGGCATCCAGATGACAAGGAAGGTAACATCGCGCTGTATGATGATATCTTGGACTTTTTCAATATCCTCGGTAGCGGACAAGCGGACTACTTGAAGGCAACCCTTGATGGCGACGTCAAGGCCATCTCTGAGTTCGTGCGGAGTGTGCGTGAAGACGGCTTGTTAATCCATCAGCCGCCCTTCTTCGAGAACGCTGACCCAGTCAAGATGCTAAAGCTGTACGACAGGTTCGGCGTGAAAAAGTTGAAGTTCATCGGGATCGAGCAGCCGCTCGTTCTTGGATCCATGTACTTCATCAAGCTTCGTCATGAGGCTATCGGCAAGTTCTCTGCTCGATCCGCCGGTCAGGTAAGTCTGCTGAACGCCCCATTTAAGTCAAATGAGATGTACAAGAAGGGCACCGCACCGTACAACAACAGTCCAATCCGATTCGGTAAAAGTTCATTGCCTGCCGAAGTAAAACTCCTTTAACTGCTGGAAACTCTCTTTGAGACAATCAGCAGCGAAGCCACTGGCTCACCACAGAAATGGAGATAGCCTTTAGCTAAACAAATCACGAATTATATTTGACGATTCTTACCAAGTGAATCACATCAATGACATCAAACGATGCAATGAAGTATCCAACTTGGAGTGGGTTATGCCTACTAAGAATTTTTATAGCACGTAGTTGATATAAATTTAAGACCAAGAGGCGCGGCATGCAAAAATGTACTTCCAACAGAAAAGCAGGTTCACGAGATCTGTAATAAGCTGGTTGCTGGAAGACTGTGAATAATACCCAACAGGATATGAATCTGATGGAATTATCAGAGTAAACAGTGCGGAATATCCAGCAAAGAAAAACTTGGAAACATATATCAATTAATTATTCGTGGTAAGTGTCAGTGGAACGTTCAACGACTATCGAAAGAACGCTAGTAATAGCGGAATCAAGTAGAGTACATCGCAAGCCATTGGCGATGGAAATAGGGAGCTCTCCGATAAAGGAGAGAAGATATAGTCTGATCTGCATGGTGACATGCAGCTGGATTTATTATCCGGGGAGTGTGTAGCGAACACTTCTGAACACATATGGAGCAAGAGCTCTTCAACATGCTACTGCTGGCAAATAAGGAGGACGGCGCGAAGGGTATCATCAACTTCCTCCGTCACTATTCATCGCACAATAAGGAGCGCCGCGTTCTGCTGCAGAAGCTTCTGCGTATGGACCCGGATCGCATCGAGAGCGTCAACCCGGTCGACGATGAAGAACGCACAATCACCAACGCTGCACAGGTGATTCGTTCGTTCTTCGCTGGGATTGGTATTACGCTCGAGTCAGATCAGGTTGAGATGATCGAAGATCTAATTATTTAATGAAAACACCCCTACGACCCGCAAGGCCGTAGGGGGTGTTTTTTTTTTCGCTTTCTCTTGCGGGGGGGGGGAATTCACCTGTTACTGCGCCGACGGGATCGGTAGGTGCCGGCGAGATTGAGTTGGAGGCAGAACTCCAGAAGCATCCCAAAGATAAACTCTATAGGCACCACCTATAGACAGGTGATAATGATACCGAAGAGGGTCGAAAAAGCCGCCGTCAGCATTTTATACAATCTCCCGGATAAAGGTCATGTCGTTCTTCTCACAGTAGCGCCGGAAAGCCGCTTCGTGAAGCTCTCCGGGAAGCATCTCAATCGAGTGCCCGATAGTGCCTCCCTTCCAAGATCCTTTACGGGGTCCGACCTCCTTGTGGAATTCGAGATCAAGACGCCGACGGATCTTCGGACAAAAGAATCGCGAGAGCCAGCGGAACGCTTTGACGCCCCGCAGCCACTCTCGTTCTTGGATCATAGTCGTGACGGTGATCCTTTCGCCATCGTAGTCTTGAAACTCGAAAAGGCGCTTCGAACACTGTTTCTTGGCCTCCGTTTGCTGATCATAGGATCCATCCTGAAAATAGCTGCCCTGCTTGTCATCGTCTCGGCTCTGTGTCCAGAAATGCTGACCATCCTTGTCGTACAGGCTGAGCCGGACGTGTCGCCATTCATTCCAAGGGAGAAAGAAGCCCCACGACTTCGAAGGATTCCCCTCGGTAGACTGACGACCATAGAGGATGTTGAAGTGGTTCTTGAAGAGGTAGAGACCAAATGCCCGCTCATCTTCTTTCCAGTAGCCGTCCAAATCGAGCCAATCTGCTTTTGACAGATCGACCCAGTACTTGTAGGGCCGGATGAAGCGAGGAAGGAAGAAGGTGAGGTACCAACCGAACGCTGAGAGCACAAGGCGGCACTTCGAATCCTCGTTTGCATGGCCGGAGTATAGACATACCTCGAACATATCTTTTTCATCATAACGATCGAGCTTGAAAAAACGGTTTTTACTCTTCATGTTTGGCTCCCGGACCGATGCGAGGCTTGCCAGCCGGACCCTGATTTGGACTGAGCTTGTCGAGGGCTTCGTAAAACATACGCTGCAGAACGGCAAATGTCGTGAGCTGAGCACTGATCAGTCGGTTGTTGCTTGTCACGAAGATTGCAGTTGGCGTGCAGCCATCGGAGATCTTGTCGGTCTTGGCGAGAATCTCGCTTAATGAGAACGAGCTGGTCCATCGCTTTTCGGACTTTCAGCCACAGTGATAAGGACGGTCGGGACGTACATTGCGCGGACGATAGCCTGGAAGATGTAATCCTTGGCCTTCTGCTCAACTGGAAGGTCGGAGTACGGGACGCAGCAGGGATGCTGTTTCTTTTCATCGTCCTTAATTGGGCCGTACGTCCAACCTTCTTCTTGCTTCTGCTTGAGCCAATTCTCGTGGCTATTCTCCGGTGTGGCGTCTGGATTATCGATGTTGAAGCGGACACCGTCGATGACGCTAGACCTTTGACAATCCGGGGCCTTAGCCCAAGGCAACTGAGATAGATCGCCCATGGCAATGCAATAGGCGCGGTTGGCCTCGTGACAAACTTTGGCGATGCGTTCGAGGAATTGCTGATTAATGCCAGACATTGTATCTCCTTTCATTTATGGACTTATGAGAGTGCTTCGTTGATGCAGTGGGCTCGGTCGCAGCTGATATACCGGATCGAGCCCTGTTTCCCTTACGGGTAATTAATACAGTTCAGCCTCGAATGGAACTCGTTGCATTGTAACCAATCTTTGATCTTTGAGGCCAACCTGCTATATTTCGCTGTGGAACTTTATTTCTTCATCCAGAAAACGTATCGGGAGATCCGGTAGCACATGCGCTCCCGCATGCTACTGGATCTCCGATTCTTCCGAGTTGAAGACCGTTGACATATGTAACAGCAGATCCAGCGGCCAGAACTGAGGAATGACATGGAGGACCACAACAATGAGACGCCCAGGCATCAGTCTGTCTATGAACTGGTATACCGTTAACAAAGGTGTCGTTGCTACCTTGTACGTTAGGTCTAGATCCAAAGCAGCCGTGACCAGTACATACATCTCCTAATCTAACAACAGCTGGCATGTTATCCCTCTTGCTCCGTCATCAAATTTAACATACCAGACATACCAGCTGTAATGCCAATCACTTCGAAGATGTTGCTATTCGTACTAAACAGTGAAACCGTCAAACTGCAACTCAGTAAACTATCTGTTGACATATCGATTTCCTTTATTTAACCGAATGACACCCACAGCCGAGTGTACTATCTAAACGAGACTTCAAATCATGCGGAATCACTTCTCCAGCTACGGATGGTAACAGTTCTTCTGCATGAGTGACGGCATAATGATCATACTCTTCAATTTCCCTCGCGCTAACAAATCTCGTATTCTTATAGTCTTTTGGGTTGATGTGAAGCCGCTTGGTGGTACTAACCATCATTGACCGTGTACAGTGAATGCGAACGTCGCCTTCTAGTCTTAGGTTTTCCAGACCTGTGACGACAACGGACGGCGGTAGAAATAAGACAAGCCGAATACCATAATCTGTAGCTTCTTGCATCAGCCTTGGCGAGCTAGCGACACGAAGGACCTCGAGTGGTGTCAGCTTTCGTCGCTGATGGATTTTCCGGCGCAACCAGAAATTGCTGATTCGCTCAACTAGGGTTCGGATCATAGAAACCTCGCAATTGTTAATCTAACTGGGTGTTTACTCATTAAAAATAACACTTAGTACCGCATAAATATGAACCGATAGACCATTGATCGGCCCATCGGTTCATATTATCTTACTTCACAAGCTCAAAATACGAGTTGTATAGCTGGATACCCTCCTTGCCTACAGGAGCCTCCAGAGCAAAGTCCTTCACAATGTTACCTGAGAGGGTCACCGAGAAGACATATGCGAGGAAGTACTGGTAGTTCTCAATCATGAGTAAGGCTTTCTCACCGTACATCATAATGAATTTACGGAGGAACATCGTGACGTCCAAGTCCTTGAGGATCGGATGGACTTTCGACAGACACTCAATGAACGTCGGTAGTGAGGAGTACTTCTCAGCGTCGAAGACCTGACCGCCCCCGGCGGCGACCTTGGCGAGATACTGCGCAGGATCGACGTTACGGAGAACGTCCTTGAGAATGTAGTTATACACGTTATCGTAGTCGGAGACGGAGTTGAACCGCTTCTCCATCAGATAGTACGCAGCGAAGATTCGAATATCGACCTTAATGGAATTGCGGAGCCACTCGGGTCCGACATCGAGCGAGAACAGCACGTCGAGTACGCGGTATATCATGCGCTCATAGATCGCGACAGCGAGTTTCGTAATGTTCAGGTTGTTGACAATCTTGGCCTCTTTGAGGTAGAACTCGCGCACCGTTAGGGCGATCACCGCAAGGGCGAAGACCTCCCGGATATTGAACTGCGCAGTGCCATCCTCGCGGATCTTGATCTTCCCGAAGAGGTTCACGACGGCGGTCTTGATAGACACACCATCGGCGGTGATCATCCACGTCGGCAGAGACGACACCAGCGAAGTGTCAACCAACGTGATATGTCCCGCCTTAATCTCATCGATGACGAGTTGCTTAGATGGGAAGCTAATCTTAAACTTCATCTCGCTCAAGATGGCCTCGACGACGTCCTTGCTCAGGACATACTTGTCGAGGCTGGAGTTGACCACCCCACAGTTCTTGACAGTCGCTTCCAGATCGAGGACCTTGTAGACGTAGGTGTCCCGAATGGATTTCTTCATCGTTCATCTCAATTAGTTGCAGTCGAGCATCACACTATTCTGGACGTAGACATTGGAATCGATGATAGCATCCGTCGTGAGAATGGAGATATCCCAGGCCGCATCAGGCAACGCGACGTTAGCATCCATATCGAAGTCGGCAGTCGCAGAGGCGAAAGATGTGCTGACATAATTAGCAGCATCACCGGAAACCACAGCTTCAATCGGCATGACTGCACCACCAAGAGCGGAGATCAGGTCATCACGATCGGAGCTGGAAATGTCGGCACGGTTGACCTTCAGTCGGGCAATCAGCTCACTAACGCCGCCAAGTGCCTCGACGGTCTGATCGAACTCGGTAGGACGACGCATGTGCTCATCCAACATGGAGCTCGTGACATTCGTGACCGGAGGCATCATCTTGAAGAAGAATTCCTTCGTGTCCGTCACATTATTGACTAGCATCACGTTCTTATGAGCTGCCGCGATATTCTTCGGATCAATGAAGTAGCCGTTGATGTACATCTCGCCCATGCCGGAGAAGACTGGGAACTTGTTGGAGTCAATATACTCGACACCCTTCGGATCGATCTCTTCCTTGTAAACGTAAGTTGACTCGCCTGGAATATATGGCACGTTTTTCATAATGTCCACACGGTAAGCCGTATTCTCTGGTAGAGTAAACAAGAAGTCAATATACCATTGACTGTTGTTACCGGCACCGTTGGAGAAGCCGGGCGAGACCACGAAATGCTTTCCGGGGACGAGATGCCGACCGTTAAACCAGATGTCCAGATCACGATAGAACATAATGCCAACCGGCACTTTCTCACCACTAGTGAGCGTTTGGGTCAAGGCAATGGAACTTGGTGGAGCCACCTCGGACGAGGAGCTAGTACCATATACCGTGTTCTTCCAGAAGGAGGTGCAGTCGAACACAATCATCGTGTCGAATTGAGCAAACTTGATCGAGCTGTCAATAACAACACGGACCTTTTGGTTGGCAGAGTCGTAGACAATGCTGTACTTAGATGGGTCGATGATGTCGTAGAACTGACCAGAGCCGGAACGGACGGCAACGCGCAGGTAGCGTGAGTCGTAGAAGTTCGGGAAGTTCGCTGGCACATCGATGATCTCCGTCAAGCCGCTAGAGACTCCAGAGAAGACCTTCTTGTACATTTGGTAGTTACGATTGAAAACGCGATGCACCGCAAGCGTCCAAGTGTCATTGTTCGCCACGTACGCAGACTTGATATACGCCTTGACACCGAAAGCGCTGTTGTCAACAGTGTAGCTGCTCGGCTCGACGGAAGCGCCGTTTTGGAACATCATGTATTCGTAGTCTTCGGTAGTGATATCACCAATATCTGGAAAAGAGTAAACAATGCGCTCCTCCGGGAAAGAAACCGGTGTTCCGTTGCTGTTGAAACCATTCACCAGTGTATAGAGCGATTTGTCTGCGTACGTGACAGACTTAACGTACACCGGATTAACAAATCCTTGAAAGAAAGACGGCAGGAATGTAGTGTCGCGGGAAGCGAGGTCGGCGATGGCGTCAAAGCAGACGCGGACAGCATTGTGCAGTTTGATGAACCGTTCATTCATCTTTGTCACGTCGAAGTTCTTGTCGGCTACCGGCTGCAAGGCAGAGTACTGGCTGAGCTGGTATACCTTCCCCGCCAAATCATGGCGGAAATTGGTTGCATTGGGCATGACTTTTTCCTTTATAGGGTCAGGAAAGATTAACTAAAGATTTGTTAGGTATATAATCAAAGGATTTCTTTGACCTTATTGACTTGCTCGTACTGTCGCAGGCCGAGCGAGTCGTGAACCTCCATGATCTGGTTATACTTCACGAGATCTATGTAGAATGCAAAGCGATAAACGTAATTCAGCATTGGGTTGAGGATCCGCACAGTATAACCTCCCCAATCGACCTCGTAATCCAGGTCCTCCACGAGCAGCTCCGTGTCGCGGATCACGCTAATCTTTATATGACGCTTGATTGCATCCGGGTCAGCGCCGAGGTACTGCTTTTGATGCTGGATGAAGAACATGATGCGTGGCTGTAGCGCCTCCTCAAAGGAAGTCTCATCAACTGTCTCATTAAGGCCCGTCACGACCTCGAAGTGTGAGACTAGCGTCTTTTCCCCCAACATCCGCATCACCGGCATCTGAGAAGTAAAATTGTAGATAACCGCAGTGCTGGAGTCGTCGACCATATCTTTCATTCCGTCGTCTACCGGCGATAGCTCTTCACGCTCGGTAATGAAGTTAGTAAATGTCGGGAACTCGACCTCAAGCTGGAGACGCATGTCTGTATTTATAACAGATTTACCCTCCATATTCTTCTCAATCGTCGGAGCGTCGGGGATCTTGCAGAGGATGTTGGCGTTGTAGAGCAGGAAGTAGTTGTAGTTCCCACTAGAGAGGTTCCTCTTGTAGGTGACTCGCCCACCGGACCACTTCGATAGGTATTCATGGAACGCCTGACGGCCCACCGGGCTCTTCAGATCAAAGCCCTTACCGGCGGAGATCATAATGAGGCACTCGAAAGGGATCGGGGTCTCAATGTTTACCCGACTCAGGTAATATGGGCGACCTACGCCAATGTACGCCCGCATGTAGTTCATCAGGTTGTACGCTTGCGTTTCAGAATCGAGGCGGATCGCCACGTCGTAGACAAGCTTTGTGCGCTCATCGATCGTCGAGAGGTAGATGCAGTCCTGCTCGTTGTAGAAAATTTTCGTGTAGATCGAGTCATACATGTACACGCCGACTGGGATCTTGCTCATGCCCCACTGGAACTGGTCGCCCTGTGACGCAGCGTCATTATTAAAGGAGTAGTTGAGACCTATTGAGAGAGTGGGCCGCTCCTTCACAAGGTTTGCTTCCTCGTTGTTCATCTGCTCCGTGACGGAGGGGATGGAGTTCTTGATGTATGTGTACTTGATGAACCCCTTTGGCAGCTTAGAGAGGATGTGGTTCTTTACAATCCCGGTGATGCTTCCGAGCATCACCCCCGAGCCGACGGTGGGGAACACGGTGGCCTTCAGATTTGCCATCGTTTTTCCTCGTCAAATTACGTTAACTAGTTGTTGGCGATGTAACTTAATAATAGATGGTATATTCAAAGGAACCAATATGAACGGAGCAGCCGACGAGATCTTTATCAGGTATCTCACGGAGGACTCAATCAGCATCGAAGACGCCGTGGATGCCGTAAAGGCTAAGATCTACATCGTTCTAACAAACACGAAGACTGCCTTCTCGAAGGTGGCATCTCTGATTACCCGGCAGAACTACAACCATATTTCGCTTTCCTTTGACCGAGACTTAAAGAAGCTCTTCACTTTCGATCTCGGCGAGAATTCGATCATGATCGAGACAATTGACAAATTTGATCCTCTCGCAGAGTTTATCGTGTATTCTATTGACGTCACAATGGAAGCCTTAAGCCGAATTAGAGAACGTATCGACTACATGATGAAGAACAGACGATCGTTCTTCTACTCACGACTTACACTGTTGAAGGCGACCATTAACCAGCTTACTGGTGTTAAGATCTTTGAGCACGATGAGAACCTCCGGAACGAGTACATCTGTAGTACGTTCGTTGCAGAGATCCTCCAGATTGCTAATATTAAGCTCTTCCGCGATGATCGGATCCCCGCGCCGCACGATTTTAAAGGAAACCGGACGTTGAGGTATGAATTCCGTGGCACATTTCGCAGCTACGCCAAGCGGCTAGGGCTTACATAATAAAAAAAAAAGACCACTACGAGGATTCCTCGTAGTGGTCTAACTTTCTAAAACAAAATTAGTTCAAGAGTGACTGCAGCCCGACCTCGATATCCTTGAAGGGCTTAAAGCTGCCATTGAAGTCGCCACTGTCACAGTTGATTACGAAATTCGACGGCTGGAAGGGCGCAAACATCTCGACGAACCGCTTCGAGACAACAAGAACGATGTTGAGCACGTCACCATCGTAGTCGGCACCAAGCAACGGCAACACAAGATTACTGATACTCAGTGTGACATCGCTCATGTCGCCTTTTACGTCAGCGATGTTGAGCAACAGGATCGATCCGACGTTGATGGTCGGGTTACGGTTCAGAAGAATCTTGACGTTCTCGTTCTTGGCGATATCACGCATCACTGCATGGACGAGCTTATTGTACGTAAGGGTAGCCTCGAACCAAATCTTCTGCGCCTGCTGGATCGGGACGCGTTTGATCTTTTGCAACTTGCGAAGGATTAGTGGCTTCATGAGCTCCATCGCTGTCTTATAGGGCACGACGCAGTCGTTCATCTTGTACTCGCCAGACAGTGGCGTAATCACATTCCTGGCTGAGAGGTTCAGTCGGGAACCGATCAGACTGTTCCGAATGAAACCTTCTTTGTTCGAGAGGGTTTCGAGGATCGTGTCGAAGATCTCGTTGATGAGCATTTGGTTTTTATAGACCAACGTCAGAATGTTCGACTCGGTCGCCTCGATATCCGTGAAGCTGCCGAGTGTCTCCGAGTTCCTGATGATCGCATTGTACAGGTTGTTGATCTCGTCGAACTGAAACTCGCCGTTAATGACGTTGCCGGGGCGAAGGCGGCTATTGATAATTGGGAACTTGTCGATGTATGCTATCTCCTCGTTTTCCTTAAAGAACTGCCAGTCACGCCACTTGGCTGGGTCCTTCTTTTTGTCGAGGAAATGTTGGGCGATGTCGTCGAGGTTTTCAATGAAACGGAACATCCCGATCCCCTTGAAAGGTGCCTCCATTGGGACTTCCACCGGAGTTCCATTGACATTGATCTTCATCTTGTAGTTTAGGATGTCATTCAGCGCCGTCGCTCCGATGATCTTCCGTAAATAGCGGAAGAAGACTGGGTGTAGGGCTGGATAGCGCAAGTCGACCCAGCCTTCCCGCGCTAACTGTAACCCCCTGAACGTCACCTTCGTACCGCACGCATCACAGGTGTGTCCAAGGTTGAACGAACCCTGAAACTTTCCACACTCACAGGAATGATCGACGCCGTTCGTCATGAACCCGAAGATCCGCTCGGAGAAGACGCCGTCCGCCGTGAAGCGGAAATCGTTGTCGAGTGCCTCGTAGTTGGTCACAAGCGCCAGCTCATTGAACTCGCTCTGGATGTCTCTCGGTTTTACATTTAGCATTTATGCTCTTCCTTTCATATTCGCTCGAAATTTGTAGGGCCGGATCGGACCCTAAATTAGTAATGTGTTCAGTGGACTTCTCCTTTCAACTCTTCTAAAATACCAAGACGTATATATAATTTCCATGATTGACTCGGTGTTCGTATGTATTATATATGAGGAAAAGGGAAAATGCAAGTGAATCTTGACCGACTGGTCTACCTCAACGACGATGTCGTGTACTTGAGGAATAAGAGGATCATCGAATACGACATCGTCGAGGGTGGCTACTCGGTCGCTAGAAACGAGAAGCTACTATCGAGAGACTTCCTCCGGCGACTGGCAAGGCTCGATAAGAAGCGCCGACACATCGAGATCGGCATCTACTCTGGCGAACACAAGGAATTCACCAAATCCCTCTTTGCTGGCTTCCGGAAATATGTGAAGCTCTTTCGCGAAGAGAACGGAGTTGAGAACGAAAAAGTTCTTAGCATTAAAAAGGACTCGATCACGCTCTACGACACCAATATCGAAACAACGAGGTTCGGCGAGTACGTCGAGTTCACGCTCCGGGAAACCGCAACCTCATACCTTCTCCTCGGCAAAAAGGAGTTCTTCCTGAACTCTAAGACCGGGAAATTCTGGTACAAGGGGTTCGACTCCGAGCTAGACCCGGTGGAGACGCTGCTTGAGGAAGTCCGCAAGGTCCTCGAGTTTGCCGAATACAAGGATCGAAGATTCCTGTTTGAATATATCAAGGAGATTCGACAGGCTTACGTCGGTCGAGAGCTCTGTCACAGTTACTACAAGGAGCTCGGACCAAACGCCGCCTACCGCCTGACCAGCTCTATGAAGGGCTACACGGTCTTCATCGAACACGCTGACGACGAGTCCGTGGACGACCTAGACATCTCATATAACTATGAGAACATTCTGTTACCTCTCATCCGTATCATAATTTAACCAAGGAGAAGCAACATGCCTAAGACTATCACCGCTTTTGACACTGCATCCAACGAGACCATCATTCTTCACCTCGACGGGAACCCGACCTCGGACGAGATCCGCAAGGCGGTGTACGTTGAACTCATCGAGTTCGATGAAAACGATGACGTTGAGTCCATGTCTGCCAAGGACATCGAGCAGCTATATGACACGGTCGGTATCTATATCTGCTCTGTGTTCGACGGCCTTCATGAGAGCGAACCGCTGACTGAGCTGGAAATAGAAGATGACAATGATGATGAGTTCGACGGCCCTTACGATCACGAGGACTCAGAGGAGACGGAAGCCAAATAAAGCAAAAGACCCATCCAGCCTTTGGGCGGATGGGTCTTTTTTTTTTACACAACCTTGCGGTTCACGTCGAGACCGAGCTGGACGACGTTGCGTACGACGATTTCAGAGATAAACGTGGTGAGCTCCTCCTTAGAGAAGTACCTCTGTAGTAGGGTCTTATAGTCTTCAGAAAGGGTGGCGATGGTGCGAAGCGTCACGACGTTCGCGATCTCTACTAGATCGCTGTCGGACAGGATCTTCTTCTGTGCGATCGTAATCTTGAATCGCTCATTCTCGATGAACGTGCTGATCACGCTAAGCAGGCATTCCGTGTCCTGCTTGAAGTTGGCTGGGGCAAATGTGGTCGCGGGGCGCTTGTCTACGGACTTTCTTCGGTACATAGAGAAAAGCCACTTAAAAAGATTCTTCATCGTCTTCATCCTTGTTTTCGCCCTTCGGCTCCGGGAGCAGGAAGAGCTTTTGATTGATCGTGAGCTTGTCAGTATTGAACTGTCTGATCAGCTCTTTGTTCTTTGTACGCTGGTAGTAGTGCATGTATCGGCCCTTTGCCTCGTCGGACAAGTACAGCCCGTAATCCTTCGAGAACTTTTTGTAATCGCCGAAAACGTGGTCCATGTCGATGAGAATATTTCCGGTGTGGGCCATCTGGTGCATCGTGAGTGTTAGCGGCACGAGGCCGACCTGTAACGAGAAGTGCAGGCCCATGACTTCGTGGGCGATACTGAGCCGGGTGAAATCGAGGTTGTTCATCAGATGTCGATCGAGAACGGCCTCCGTGATGTCATACAGCGTATACGGGTAGTGGTGAATCTCGAGCGAGATGTCCTTCATAACGTCGGCATCGAGTCCGTTCATGATGGCGCAATACGTTAGCTCGGCTTCCTGCTTGAGGTAAGTGAGAAAGTTCCTGTACTCATGAGAGGAGCGTACCATGCTCTCTACGTTCTTGATAAACTTCTTCTTATTTTTCTCGTTGTTCTCAAGATTATATAGCGCGTAAAACGCAGGTTTCCCATAGAGTGAGCGTACTCCGGGATCACGCTCCTTCGGCGGCTGCTTCTCTTTTCTCCCGGTCATCGGTGTCTCCCTATGCGGTACTCTTGATGAACTTGTGGAATTTGCTGCATGCTCCCTCGACGCTATCAGCAGTCTGGTAGGCGCGGTGCGTATGCGTGACGTAAGTGGTTTTGCCAGTTTTCGGGCAGACGGACTTCCAGACAGCACTACGGCCATCACTCCACTCAGCCTTGGCAGCAGCGACCTTCGACCGCTCCTCGTCAGTTAGCTTTACTTTGTTCTGCTTAAGCTTCTCGAACTTAGATATCTTTTTCTCATAGAGAAGCTCCTCTACGAGTGCTTGAACGGATTTCATAACTCTTCTTCCTTAGTTTCGGTTTCCTTGATCGGAGTAGTAAGCATTAAAATCTCCTTGGAATTGAGCACTTCAAAGCCCTCGATATCCTCATAGAGCTTCAGCTCGTACTCATCCATGTACTCTTTATGTTCCTCAAAGTATTCATGGTAGTTCCCAAAAATGACGTTCTTCGGGATCTTGATCTTTCCAGCGTGGACCAACTCATGCATCGTCGTGGTGAGCGGGACAAGGGCGATCTTGTCGTTCATGTGGAGCCTGACGACCTCGTCGGCGAGGATGAAACTTGTCACCTGTTTGCCAGTCTTCATCAGACGGTTGCACACTGTGACACAGATCGTGTAAAGATTGCTGATGCAATGATGGAGCTGGATCTCAGCCTTGTTGACATCTACCTTGCCGAGGTAAGCACAGGTGTCAAGGCCCATCTCATCGCGAAGGAGCGTGATATAATCTTTGTAATCGGGGTTAGATCGCACCAGTTGCTCGACCTTCTTAATAAAGCGAACGAAGAATTTCGCTTCAACGTCAGGGTCGAGATACATTGTCAGCGAGTACTCCTGATTCTTCCCAAGAATCTCAACGTTGTCGTCGGGAGCCTCGATCTGGTCAATCTCGACGGCAATAGATGCCGGTGGGTCTTCCCATGGCGGTGTACCTTGTTGCTCCGACTGGGCTTCCTCCACTTCTTGATCAATAACTTTTGTCTGGTCTTTCTTTTTCTTTACCATAATGATCAACAGTACATTGCTCGGTGATTATTTATGAGTTATAACGAGCGAGAGGTATCTATTCATAAATCACCGATATATTCTTTTAATGCTGACGACCAATGATAGCGTCGGTTTGCTTACAAGTCACCATCCAACAACCAAACAACGAGGACACGTTCATGAAAGTCACCTTCCACTACAAAAACGCTCCCCAGAAGATCCAGGCCGAAGCCGTCGCAATTGTGACGGTCCCGTCTAAGAAAGGCGCGGAATTTCCTCAGCTCCCCCGCTTCGTCCAGAGCTGTATTCAGCAGCAGAACTCTCGCCACAAAAAGGATGATCAAAAGGGTCCCAAACCCTTAAGTGACGCACAGATTCGACGCGCAGTGAAGTGGTTCGAGGCACTGTGCCGCATCGAGTCCCTGATCGCTGCTACTGACGCAACCAACTTCGCCATCGAGAACGGCTACCTCATTGGTAGCTATCTGCTCGGTCAGATCGAGCGAATGATCCCGAACAGCACTGTCCGTTTCGTCGGCTTCGACAAAGAGGACTGGCCGCTGTTGAAGGATGTCGAGGGTGAAAATGGCATTGTCATCACCGTGTTCCACAAACAGGCTGATGCAACCGAAGAGAAGCGCGTTACCATGCCGGTATTCGCCGAGAAGTCTCGCATCAACCTGCCGCAGTTCGTCATTGACGCTATTGACCCGAAGACGGAACTGACCTTCGACGAGCGCCGCCGCACGCTGGTTATGTTCCGTTTCTGGACGTTCCTAAATGAGCTACAGAACCTCGGTGCAAAAGCTTCTCTCGTGCAAGGCTGTGTAAGTCTTGACCCGAAATTGGTCAAGGCTTTGACGACTTCCTTTAAGAAGACCGAGTACATCGGTTTTCCGGAGGATTACTTCACATCCGCCAAAGCTGCTGCTCAGCCTGCAGTAAGTCTCGAAAAGCTTACGGCACTGAAGGAAAAATTCGCAGCCTGACAAGGTTTGTTATACCCCCGCCTCGCTCAAAAGGGGCATTTGTCCGATAGGAGCCTCGTGCTCCTATCGGACTTTTTTTTTTGCTTAGTTGATACTGGTGATTCCGCCTCCTATTTTGATCACTCCACCGCTGGATGCCTGTACGGTGATCTGGCCTGCCTTATCATCCAATAAGACGTTGTGACCCCCAGTCGTCATAATCTGAATCTTCTTATTAAGATCATCGAATGTACCGACATGGCCCTCAGATGTCTTGATAGTGATGTGTTTGTTCAGCTGATCCAGAACTATACGGTGTTTGGATTGCGTGATAAACTCGATCGAGTTCTCTTCGGGATTTTCATTGATGCTGATTGAATGGTTGTTCTTGAACGTGATCGCGAACCGTTTTGTCTTCGCGTTCTCGTTGTGGTAGATGATTGTGCCATCCTTAAACTCAGCGAGGACATGAATTTTCGGTTTTTTATCAGCGTCAAACTTGTCGGCGGTCGCCTTAAGTTTGTCCATTGGAGTCACCTCACCGTTTAGCGTGGCGGCATGGGGATAGTAGTACGGCTTGTTAGGATCTCCGTCCTCGAAGAAGCAGTAGACTACCTGACCGATGTATGGTACGAGAAAGTTATTGTTGAAGACTGGACGAAACCAAATGTAATTCGCAGTCTTCACAGATGAAGGAACAAAGTCCTTGATTTCCTCGTTGCGCAAATTGTCAACATTGATCTGCTCCTCCAATTTAACTGGCATGACCTTATTGGGGTCGTGCTTAGTGATGAACTTTGGCACATTGAGGGCCACTCTTCCCTCAAGCTGAGGATCTTCATTGTTGACAACGATCCCGCGCATCAGGCCGTCGCGCGAGATCTCGTTAATTGATTTCAAGGCCATCACGTTTCCTTATTAGTTGTCTCAGTTATCCTATAGTTAATCGATCTTAAACAGCCCAACTTCCAGTTAGCCTATACAAAATATCACCAGCATTTGCGTAGACATGGGATCAAACGGGTTGTCACTCTTGTCCGCGAAGTCGGATGTGATTGCAGACCTTATACACTAAAGTCATATTGCAAGCGCAGGGAGGCTCACTTTGAGCCACACCGAAAAACTCATAAAGGACTTCGTTGTACAATGTGATGCAGAGCTCAAAATCCCTAGTAGGCTCTTCGAGTCTGTTTCTGTGACCCGGACGGACTCCGTGACCTACCGCGTCGAGTTTTGATGTAAACTCTCCAAGAACATCTATAAACCGCTTTCCCAAAAGGCAATCACAAGGATTCAAGAGCATTGTCTCAGCGAGATTTGGAAGTTGGGCATATATAATATGTCAGATGTCTACTACAACTCCGCAGCTTCTATTTCCATCTGAAGGCTACTGAGTTCACCATCGAACAATTCGATACCCCATTTAAGGAGAGCTATGAGCTTCACCCTGACAGACGAACAAACAAGGGCAATCTTCGAGATTAAGACATGGTACATCGACCGCATGCAGCCGTTCTGGAGACTGAAGGGCTTTGCTGGAACCGGTAAAACGTCGATTATGAAGTTCCTGATGACCTGTGAAGAATTCCAAAGCAATAAGCAGATTGCTGTGGTCGCATTCACACACAAGGCTGCGTCCGTCCTTCGAAAGAAGGGTATCCCCGAAGCTAAGACAATCCACTCCCTCGCCTATAAGGCCGAAGAGTTGCCGAATGGCGACTACATCTTCATCAAGCGGCCCCCCGAGGAGATCCGCTCCCTCTACTCCCTCATCATCATTGATGAGGCGTCCATGGTCTCCAAGACTATGCGCGACGATCTTCTGAGCTTCGGCGTGCCGATCCTCTTCGTTGGCGACTCTGGCCAGCTGCCTCCCATTTCAAATGACCCGTCTGACAAGAACGGTAAATTCATGATGGAAGCTGAGTCAGAGCTGACTGAGGTCCATCGACAGGCAGCAGACTCCCCAATCATCCGACTTTCGATGGACATCCGTCAGGGTAAGAGGATCCCATTCGGGAAGTACGGTAAGGGTGTCTGGATTATTGAAGAGGATGACCTCGATGACGACCTACTACTCAAGACTGATCAAATGATCGTGGGTAAGAACGAGACACGAAAATACTACAATCGTCTCATCCGGAAGTTGAAGGGCTTCAAGCCGGGTAATATGCCAGCTGTCGACGAGCCCGTAATGATCCTAGAGAACTATCGAGACCTTGGCTTATTCAACGGGCTGGTGATCGAAAGCGCCGAGGACAATAACCATATGAGCCTCACTGACTGTGTCGGTGTGACGCACAGCTTCCGTCGCGAAATCGACTTCGGAGGTCGACAGCTCGACCTCGAGAAGACGATATCGACCTCGGTGGAGAACTGGCGTCTGGTAGCCTTGAAGCCATACTTTGACGGGTCGAGACAGTTTGAGACTATCAATGAAGAGCGGTACTTCATGAAACGCCAGACTCTTATCAAAATGGATTTCGCATACGCTGTCACCTGCCACAAAAGTCAGGGGTCATCATACCGAAAACCGATCGTGATCGAAGAAAAGTTCGGTGATCGCGAGTTTCACAAACGTTGGCTCTATACAGCTGTAACTCGTGCTGAGGAGAAGCTCATTCTCGTGCGTAATATATAGAAGAAGGTAACATGGGAACTTGGAAACCTCTCCAGAAATGAAAATCATACTTTTGCTCAGTTACATCAAATAGAAGGAGAGAGTTAACTCGTAAAGCTTAATGCAAATTTCTAAGTGAAAATATTGATGGCTCTGGAAAAATCATGACTGAAAAGAGGCCCCATAACTAGCTAGTTATGGGGTTATCTCTTTTTTTTTTGTGAAAACTTGTCTACTCCAACGGTCAAGACGATGCTCTCGGATTTTCAAAAGGGTCATGCTCACTCTATCTTAAGATTGTACTTGGAGCAGAGAGCATCATCTATCTAGTTGAAGACCATCTGCCAAAAGCTAATACTTCTGGCAAAGTGATAAAGAAGATCGTGAAACAGATGTAGGTGTAGAGAATACCTCAAATAAAATGAAGATGACAATTCTCAGAATAATGAGAATTGTCATCTTAATTGATCGTCTGATTATCCCGAAATCAGGATGGATTGTTCATTACATTAGATGTAATCAAGTAATCTTTGAATGCTTCCAACTCTGCAAAGGCATAAGAACCTTCATGAAAGCTGGGGTAGATTGGCCAGCGAATACGAATACCATTATTCGGAACAAGCGTAGAGCCGTTATCATCTTTAATTTCAGGGAGGAAGATGTATGTACCAGAAGCTTTAGTGCTGTGCACCACACTATCAGAGCCACGGTAATAACGATTGTTCTGAGTGGTGTCGGCGGCATCGCCATCGATACGGCTGCCGAAGAACGTTGCTGGGGTCAGATACCAAAGGATATCTTGGCAGACGGCATTGAACGGGTTGGAGTCAGTACCGTCGCCAATCACGTTGTTGAACTCTGCGGCTTCGGGGATCTGGTAGGGATTCCAAACTTCGAGCGGGTGGCGCAGTACCATCTCCAGCGGGATCATGTACGAAAAGCGGTAATCGCGACCGTTGATTGAGTACTTCTTGCACTTATCCTGCGTGTTCATAGCAACGAACAAGTATGGATCATTGAAACCACGTCGTTCCATATCGCGGCCAGAGGCGTCCAAGAGGATATAAGAATATCGGAAGTATTTACCAGCATTATTCACAGCGGAGTTCGACATGTTATAGATGGTCTCAGTCACGCCGTAATGTGTATACATCTCAGTCAAGTTTGCCATACCGTTATCCAGACCTGGGATCTTGTTCACGAGTTGATCGAGCAAACCGTATGTATCGCGACCCTCTTTGATATGGAATCGGCCCCAAGCAGAATTCTTTAGCGAATCGAAGTTATTCAGATTGCGACGCATCAGAGTCTTATAGTCCTTAACGTGACTAAACAGTTGGCTTGGTAGGTAGTCGGTCAGTGTAGCAACAGGCATAGTTAGAATGCGGAACTTAAGTACTGCGAAGGCAGGCTTACCGTCGACGCTAACTTCTTTGACTGCTGCGACCCAGAAACCAGTGTTCTCGAAACGGTTCTTATGGCCGCCGTAGTTATAGAACTGTGCTTCGCGCAGCATTTGACGAACACTGTTGGAGGCATTGGTGTGGCGAGTAGCGTTACCGGGATCGTTCACCGTATCATCAGTGAGAACCTCCCACCAGATCTCAGCGTATGCCATGTCCCAGCGAAAAAAGCTCTTCTCGGCGGAAGTCAGCTTGGAACCGGTGTTCTCTTGAAGAGTGTTGTACAGACGGGAGTACAGATCACGCATCAAATTGATTTGCTCGGGGACGGTACCAACGATACTTGGTGGTACTATCGGGCGTGGGGCGCGTTCAATTGCCTCATAGGCGTTCGAGGAAGAGTGCGGACACCAGTCACGGTAGTCGTTATGACGAGTGCGGATGTAATACCCGTTCACAGACAGCACGAGCTCGGCCATACCCTGAAGACCAAGGTAGTTGGAGTGCGTATGAATGTTCATGGGGTTATAGGCGATATCGAAGGGACGATGATATGCTTTCGTGCCGCCATAGCTATACTGACGCGTACCAATGATCCCAGATTGACCAAGCCAGCGGAACTTCTCAGCCTCATACTCGAAGCTACCAGCATCATGCAGCTCACAGATCTCGAGGGGCTGGCGCAACTCGGCGACAACTGGTGCAACGTGTTTGACAATACGGTCATCGATGATCTGGTCGTCAGTTTTGTCGAGGATTTTCTCGACGGCTTCACTGATCTTGTTATCGATGTTGATGGCGACACTGGAGGGAGGGGTAGGATTGACGATGGACGAAGGGTTTACCTCGCGCAACATCAGCTTCCCATTAACCACCTCCTCAATGTAAAATTTACCACCCGACTTGAAAATAGGATTACTCATTTCAGATTCCTTATTAGCTCATTACTGAGGAATAGTAAAGATTTTTATCTCGCCGCCTATACAAAAAAGAAAAACCCGTAGGACTGGAGTCCTACGGGGCTTTGCCGCATTACCTTACGGAGCGATCTGGGTCAGATCTTCGAGCTTCGGATCGGACTGGTTAGACCAGTTTCGGCAGGCATCAATAAAGGCACCCATCTTCTGAATTTCAGCTGCATTGCCGGAGCGAACCACGTTTATCTGCTTCCACATTGGGTAGAACTTGGCAATGTGATCTGCGCAGAGATAGCGAGATTGAATAATCGGATCAACAGGAGATTCCATTGCATAGGTATTGTCGGAGGGCTGAGGAAAATTCATGTCATTTCTCCTTGTCATGAGGCGAAGATGTAACCGCCACTGGAGTTCACAGCATTGGGGTTAGAATTGTAGTTGTTCGTATTGTTAACCAGCCTGCCGGCACCACTGGAGCCCTCAGCACGAATTGCGCTGAGATGCTCAGCTTGATATGCCGTCAGACAATTCTTTACCGTGCAGTTATACGCATTGATGAAGGAACCGTGCAACGCATAAACACCGTAGGCGGTCTTGTCAATACCATCGACTATACAGTTGGGAATGCTGACGGTCCCACCATTCTCTGCCAGAACTAACCGATCGGTGGATGTAGAGATCGAGGCACTATCACTATAAACTATGCCTCTGAGGTACGCCGCAATATTACGGCGGCAGTTGGAGATCACTGCGTTGTTAGTATAGACAACCCCGCTTTCAGTTGCACCCGCGCCTTGGTTCGTGTTGGTGATCGTCACACCATTGGCGGAGATAACACCACCGCCAGATGCCCAGACGCCGTGTCCAATGTCCTGATTATTATACTTTACGCCAACACCAGTAATTGAACTGAAGTCAACTTCAACCAGACTGTTACTAGCGGCAGTTACGCCATGTAGACAATTTACAATGCGTGCATAAAAAAAGTGCGCATGTGAGCGACCGTAGGCTTCGATACCGTTATTGAAACCATCGATTATCAGGGAATTGTCCAGTGACCAGACTGCCGCTCCAATGAATGGAAGGATGCCACGGAAGTTGTTTGTCAGAGGAATAGAGGGATCACCGACGAGACGGAAACCGGAAAACTGCAGTTGTCCGCTAAATTTCTGGCACATAACACCGTGCACAAGGTTATTCGTGTCCTTTGTGAACTGCAGTACACAGTTTTGCGGATTGCCTACATTACCCTCAATGATGACCTTACTCATGTTCGAAGACGCGTAGAAACCATCGATCAACAGACTAGCGCCCATGTTGTAGGTACCGTCATCGACCTTGATCTTGACGGTACCCCTGATAGCCTTACCTTCGAGAGAGTTGACGGCAGACTGAATGGATGTGTAAGTGCGATTCGGACCGACGTTGATCATCGTCGTCACATCCTTATCGCCCAGAGTCCAGATGTCGGCGAAAGACAGTGGCAGAGCGCCGACATCCTGCGTCCGCAGGGCGTCAATAAACGCCAAGCGGCCCAGGTCCGCGTTGGTCGGCACCTGATTGGGTGCGGTACCAATGAGATTAGCCATTTTTGATCCTTTTTACGAATGGTTGATGAAGAAGTGAGCGGGGAGACATTGCGCTTCCGCTCACTTTTCCGCCCTTAGGCGAAGACGCGACGGGGATTCTTCGGGGCTTCAATGATGTAGGGAGCCAGCAGGGCTTCTTGTGATTCGCTCAGCTCGCCACGGATGTTGACATGGTAGCCGGGGACGGCAACAGGAGCCACGACCTCGACGAACTGGTCGCCATTGAGGGCGTATTGACCAGGCAGAACGATGTCGCCAACCAGATCGATCGCGACGGTCTTGCTGGCAGTCTGGATGAACTCCTGTCCGAGCATGTTCTGACTGACGAAGCCAGCGGCCTTGAGGGTCTGCTCTGCAATAGCCTTCGAAGAGAACTTCAGGAAGTAGTCTTTCATTTCTTGGTTCCTTAAACAGACGTGATGATCTTACGCTCATTCGCAGTGAGCAGATCGGGGATGTATATCATCTTGCCAAAAATCATGCCGAACGACGCGTTACCGTAGATATTCTCACCGGTGCCAAAGACATACAGCTGATTGATTTTCTCGACGCTGAAAGTAGTCGTAGCCCCAGTACCATAGTCGATCTCGTTGCCATTTATCGCCTCACCGATGTTGCCATTACCGTGGGTCATGGCGCGGCGAACCAGCTGATTTGCGGCTGTGAGATTGAAATTGCCCGAATCAAATACAGCAGTCGCGTTGCTGGTATAAAATGCATCAGCATATGGATTGGAACCGTCTGCGATAAATCGCATATCAACTCCGGTACCGGTACCACCGATCTTGATACCACTAGAGATAGCATTGCCACCGCCTGTGCTTCTCAGCGGCAGAGCCAGAGGGCGCATATCGACGACAAGCGTACCGCCTTTGCTGGTATCATATAAATCAAGGAAGGCATTGGACGGAAGGCTGAAGGTTTCAGCTGCGCGGGTCGCAGTCGGGTACGAGGCAACATCTGCGGAGCGAGTCGCCTGAGCAGTGGTGGTCGGGATATATGACGTCACGAAACCGTTGACTTGGTTGATCGTGAAGGCAACACCAGCTGTAACAGCCCCATCAGCATATGCCTCGCTGATTGTAACCGCCAACGCTGCAGTGTCAAACGCTGTGATCTTGCGGTACACGCCACCGATCTCGATGTATTTACCGACATATAACGTCGACGTGCTCGTGCTAAGGACGGAGCTCAGTGTGAGCGTCAAGCCATCGGTGGATATAGCTGTAATAGTGCCGGAGGAGATGAGGTCGGCGTAGCCAGCCTCTAACTGAGCGCCGTACATAAACACACCGCTTGTGCCGTCGCCATTATAAACTGGGCTCACGTTACTAGCAGACTCATACATGTTAAACTGAAGCCACATAGAGGTTGCATTGCTCAAATGACGAAACGTTACAGAACAACGGTACCAGCCGTTAGCCAGTGGTGTAATGTCAGTGCGAAGTACTTTCTTAATTGCTGGATTCGACTCATAAGTTTTGAGCATCTTACCAGTCCACAGGTTGAATATAGCACCAGCATCACTGCCATTACTCCATGGTATATCGCACATTAATACGCCGATAATGCCGCGCTTTCCAGCCTTCATGAAAATAGATAATGTATAAATTCCATTCTTTCGAAGTCCACTAACGGCTTGGCTGATGTAGTGAGGTTTTAAACTGGACTCCTCAATCAGAGAGGATGCGGATGCAGCAACACCATCAGGGCCAGTTGTGCTGGCAGCAATAACGGAGGACGCAGCGGTTGGCCAAACAGTATCGGTGAAGTTATTCGACTGCAGCAACATATTTGTCGCAGCATTTTCGATTAGCAGACCGCGATTAACGCGTGTAGTTGGGTTGAAAACCGGACGACCGACATTAGCAGGAGCAATCTTTAGTAGGCTAGTCTCGCTGTCGATGTATGTAGCCGTGGAGGCGCGAGACGACAGAGTCTCAACAGACGGAATGAAGCTGTTGAGCATGTTCCCGGTCTCGAGCTGAGACCCCCAAACGTAGGTACCTGCAGTCGTGCCAATGTCCATCCCAGTAACGGCATTACTAGAATTGACAGCGGGAAAGAAGAAGCAGTGAGCTATATTAGCATTGATCGTGTTGTCGATCGTGATCGACAACCGATACCAGCCGTTTTTCATCTCGGTCACAGTTCCACCCAAGGCCGGTCTCGCACTATCTTGACGTAGCACCTTGTCGGTGAAGTCGAAGATCATGAACACGGCCTTGTACGCGGAATTCAGGCTAATGTCGATACCAAGAGCACAGTAGCGGCTGCTATGCTGCTTCACAAAGACCGAGTACGTCCAATTCTGGCAGGATGACGTGATGGGTGTATATGCACGGATGTTCTGAACCTGGACGATATCAGAAGTGCTCAATACAAGAGCAGCCTGACCGTAGGATCCGTCCGGACCTTGGATGGTGTTCTCCAGTTCGATACGTGCCGGGTACACAGGCTCGTCATGGCGATTCGTGTGGAACTGGTTCGACGTGATGTAGTTGGTCTTCGGCTGCGGTTCAATTAGAAGACCAAGAGATTCGCCGGTTTTCGGGTCATGCGTAAAGCGCGGCTCGTCGTTCTTCGCGTACGCAATGCGACCAGCTGCGTTAAAGTAGGTCGCAACGGAGCTGCGGGAGAAGCTGAAGCGGCTATCCAAGAACTTGCCTTCGGCGAAGTTGGCGAGGAGAGACGGGGATTGCTTATAGCGGCTTTTTGATTCTTCGATGATGCCTTCGAGGATGGTGCCGCTAGTATTCTTGTACAGAACTTTGCCGGTCGAGTCATCGATGATGATCTCGCCATTGGAAGCTTTGTTGAGGGTGGTCGTGTCAGAGACACTAGACGCCCTCAGAGGCTTCAGAACAAGTCTTGCCATAATTAAATCCTTTGGTTAGAACGGTGCAAGAGAGTAACTATATCATTGTTATCATAGGCACTTTCTGCCAGAAGGGGTGATCCGAGGATTCCCTCGGATCACATCCTTACAGGGTGCTAAGAGCCTTCATCTCGGAGGCTGCAAGCAGACTGGGATAAATAACGAAGTGACGAATATGGCAACTAAGTTCCTCATCGCCGCCAGGACGATTGCCAAGTCGTAAGATAGTTGCGTTGAGTGACAATCCATCATTGGTAAATGGATTGGAGCCGTTGATGGATCCACATGACGCAGTCTTACTGTACCCAAAGCATGCACGCTGGATGATATTCGCTGCAATTGGGACACCTGCAGAGTTATTTAGAGCGACGCCATTGGTCTGCCCACCTACGTAAAGCATCTGCGCAGTCTGGTTGTACATAAGGCACCATTCGTTGTGCCAAGAATCTGACGTGTCGTTTTCCGTGACAGAAACAATGCGGCCCCATTCGGATTCGGAGAAGTTTTGATCAAATTCAACGAAGAAGGTCATTTCACCCCCAAGGATCGCACCGGCTTTGCCGTCCTTCAGGACGAGATAGTCAGCAGACCGTGATACGGGGGAATCTCCAGCACTGATATATGACGTAGGTCCAGTGGAGTACTCAGCTTGAGCACCGAAGAGGTATAAACCGCTTACGCCATCACCAACATAGTTGAGACCGTCAGGATATGATGTGGACTTCGTTGGCATCACTGTCCAGTTGAACCGGTTGGAGCCGTCGGGAAGCATGGCACTTACCACACATCGGTACCAGCCGTTACTGCAGAGGGTGATTGTAGCCTTTGTCATGGTCGTCGTAACTTCGCTATACTGGAAAGGCGTTGACACAGTTCCATTTGCGAGATCGAAGATAGCTCGAACGCCGGAGGTTTGCGAGTTGACACCACCAGTGATTTGGAGCAAAAGCGTAGAACGCTCTCCTGCCTTGGCAAAGACGGACGATGTCATGTAGACCTGGGAGGTCGGTAATGAAGTAATGTTGTACGACTGCCCAAGCTGATGCCAAACTGCAGTTGCATCTGCACTCTCAACAATCTTGGTCGCATTTATATCGCCGGTCGGCGATACTGTTGCATTTGCGATCTCCGTGCAATTGCTAAGGCTCCACTGTGGACCAATGAGACTGTCGGAATTGCATAGGAAATTGATGGCGGAGGATTCTAAAAGTAAACCCTCACTCATGCGGGTGGCTGGGTCGTACTCGAAGCGCGGTTCGCCAATGGCTGCAGTGACGAGATTTCCTTGCTTACTGAAGTAAGTGCCAGTGCTACTGCGCGAGTAATCGAACATAGCATTCAGATATTTCGCATTGACAAAATTCGCAACTAATGCTGGTTTGACAGCAGGGCGAGATTTCGTTTCTTCTAGCAGGCCCTCGAGCAGAGAGCCATCGCTGTTCTTCTTATAAAGCGTACGCCCGGTATTGGAAGCAAGGAAGAGCTCACCAGATTTGGCTAGTGCCAAGCCAGCTGTGTCGCTCTGGTCTGCCACACGATATGGGACAATAGAAATTTTCGGCATAGATTGCTCCAGCTGATAGCATTTGAAAACTATTTATAAGTTGAGAGAGGTGAAGGTTGATCTTTGCCTCCCAATTCATCAGAACGCCACATTAACATTGAGAACAACATCACCGCCGATGACGAGTGCATCCAGAAACACATTCTGAGCGGAAGTCAAATGGATTGCCGCGTCAGAAACATGTGAAGGATGTGACCATGTAGTTGGGTTCTATCGGATCCTCCATGCCCTTGCTATGGAAGAGTCCCCAATGACTGAAAGAGCCTTAGCATTAAAATAACTAGGGCATTAAAATAACTAGGGAATGGATCAATAGACCCATCCCCAGTTATTTTGACTAAGACAAAGCTGTCATCGCACAAACAGCAACCTTCACACGGTGAGCTTCAGTCAGCTCGATGCGGAAGGAGTTGAAGTCCAGCTCTTCCACTGAAACGGTGTCGGTGCGGAACTTGCCATCCGCACCTTCAACCATGATGTTGAACAGGATGTGTTCGCTGTTCAGACCGTGATTGATCGTGTGAGACAGATTAGCTGTATCAGAAATGTATGTGAACTGTTGAGCGTTGATAGTGCTCTTCAGGGCAGCTTCAGCAGCTTGAGCACGAGAAGCTTCAGTAGCCAAATTAGACGTCAGAGTGGCTTCAGCAGCCTGAGCACGAGAAGCCTCTGTGGCGAGGTCAGACGTCAGAGTGGCTTCAGCAGCCAAACGAGCAGCAGCTTCAGTAGCCAAATTAGACGTCAGAGTGGCTTCAGCAGCCTGAGCACGAGAAGCCTCTGTGGCGAGGTCAGACGTCAGAGCAGCTTCAGCAGCGGTGGCACGGGTTGTTTCGGCAGCGGCACTGCTGCTGACCTCGTTGATAGCGGCAATCAGCGTGCTCTTGTCAATGGTTACCAGCGTGGACAGGTCACCAATCTTACCATTGACCTGACCTTCAACTATGGCCACACGAGAGTCAAGAGCAGTATCAGCAGCAGTGCGTAGGGAGGCTTCGTTAGCATCAGCAGCATCCCGAGCGGCGCTCTCAGCAGCGATCGCGTCAGCGTTAACCTTGATAGCAGCGTCAAGGATGTAATCGGCACCCTTCAGGCTGGTAGCACTATTCAGATAGTTGGAGCCTGTGGGAGCAGCGTAGGAACCATCAGCTTCTAAGCCAGCACCAGCCCGCATGAAATCAATTCCTTGGAGGATAGCGACGTCACCGGAAGTGCGAGCAATGGTTTCAGCCTGCAGATGATTCAGGAAGTCTTGATCGGTAGTCTGACGGGCCAGAGCTTCGCCGGCCAGACCGTCAGTGACGACCTTCAGTTGCACGTCAAGCGCGTTGACACCGGCAAAGACAGACGCAACACCATCAAGATAGTTCGTGCCGGTGATGGGAGTCAAGTTTCCATCAGTGTCGAGACCGACAGCAGCCTGAGTGCGATCCAACTCAGCTTGCAGTGCGTCGTCCTTGGCGATACGCAGAGCGGCTTCGGCAGCAACGCGATTCTCGTCAGTCGTGCCGCCGAGAGCGATCTGGGTTTTAACCCAAGCTTCAATCTGCTCTTGCAGGGCGTTGTCGCCGTCAGTGCGGAGCTGAGCCTCGGCAGCCAGAGCAGAAGACAGAGCGGCTTCAGCTGCCTGAGCGCGGCTGACTTCAGTTGTGATAGCCTTATCTAGCGCGGCACCAGCAGCCTTCAGAGTAACGACTTCACCAAGGTAAGTGGTGTTCTCCGGAGCAGTGAACGTACCATCAGCATTCAGACCAGTGCCAGCCTGAGTGCAATCCAGCTCGGCTTGAACAGTGTCAATGCGACCATCAAGACGGGTATCCCCAGCCTGACGAGTGGCTGCTTCGGTTGCAAGCTGATTAGCGGCAGCAGCGGCAGCAGCCGTGTCAGCATCGATACGAGCCTGCGTCTCAACGGCTTCAGCATTCGTGGCACGAGAGACCTCGCTGGACAGAGCGGTCTGAAGCTGAGCTTCAGCATTCGTGGCACGAGAGACCTCGCTGGACAGAGCGGTCTGAAGCTGAGCCTCAGCATTCGTAGCGCGAGAAACTTCAACAGCTAGATCGCTGGTCAGTTGGGAGTCAGCAGCGGCACGGACTTGGGCCTCGGCTTCCAAAGCGGCGTCAGCGGCCTGTGCACGAGCAACCTCAGCAGACAAATTAGTCGTGAGAGTAGATTCGGCGGATTGGGCGCGAGAAACCTCATTGGATAGAGCGGTCTGGAAAGTGGAGATGGTGGCCTGCATATCCTCGACGGAACTGATAGTGCGGACGACAACCGCACCATTGGTGTCGAGCGAGGAATACTTCAACGCCTTGTCAGTAGTGTTGAACCAGATACGACCGGCGGAAACGGGAACTGGATCAGTTGCAAGGCGTTCGAAACTAGCATTCTCGTTCCGGCTATTGGGAGCCGCCTGAGTAGTATCGTGAAACTTGTGGAAATGTGTCATGATTGATCTTCCTTAGAGTTGATATGACGTGAAATCGTTGATAGACTGGACAAGGTCGAATGCGACTGCGATCTTCCCGGAAGTTGCCTCCATGAACTCGACCCAAAATTCAATACCATCAATTACTTTAATGTTTTAGTGCTCGTGAAAACTGTGTCGCCTTCTTTATTCTTTATATTCACTACGAAATCCGTGGTATTCAATCCGTGAACTACCTTCCAACGGAGGGATGACTTCCAGAACGAGTACGTATAGACGACAACTATGTTCTTGGCAGACATGGTTATCCCGCGAGTAACAATACCTTTTCTTTTACCTCGACCTGTGTGTAGACATCGGGAATAATCCCACTAGGGGCTAGAGACATCAGGGCCTCATCATTGGTTCCATAGCCGAGTACGTCTCTATTGAGTTCGGTCATGATTTCCCCCATCGTTGGTGTCTCCGTGGCCGAGGCAGTCGATATGTCATGGTAGAATCTCGACATTTTCTTCTCACCATGTGAAGAGAGAGTATAAATTAATGACGCGTTCAGCTTTCAAGAACACTTGAACACCTATTTTCGTGGTACTTTTGATGCTTCTAATACAGATATATGATATAATTGGTGATGGAGAGTGTTTCATCACCGCTAAAAGACCACTATTCCTTTGAGAGGACCATCAATTATGTTTATCGATTCCCTGAAACTGACCCTGAAAGAGCTCATCATGAATAAGATCCCCGTCGGTGTATGGGGTGCCGCTGGCGGCGGTAAGAGCTCGATTGTACGTCAAATCGCAGACGAAATAACCGAGGAGCTGCGCGAGACGACCGAAGACAACGAGTTCGTCTTCCACCACGTCGACATCCGTCTCAGCCAGCTAGAGCCCTCTGATCTGCGTGGTATTTTATACCCGAACCCGAAGACCGGCAAGGCGATCTGGCTCCCACCCGCAATGCTTCCAACCAACCAAGATTGGTGTGGGGTCATCATGCTCGACGAGCTGACCAGTGCACCGCCGCTAATTCAGGCTGCCGCTTATCAGCTCGTATTGGACCGCAAAATTGGTGATTACACTCTGCCGGAAGGTGCCGCACTCGTATGTGCCGGAAATCGCGAGACGGACAAGGGTGTCGTTTTCAAGATGGCTGCACCACTAGCTAACCGGATGATCCACCTCGACCTTGACATCAGCCTCGAAAAGTGGAAGCCGTGGGCGTACAAGGAAGGTATCGACAAGTCGGTTCTCGGCTTTCTGTCATTCCGCGAAGACCTACTCCACAAATTCGATCCGAACTCGAAGAGCAAGGCTTTCCCTTCTCCACGTACTTGGGAATACACCTCAATGGTACTGGGCTTGAATCTGCCACCGGATGAGATGCGCGAGACGATTTTCGGTACCGTGGGCGAGGGTGCTGGCATCGACTTTTGGGCGTATCGTGAATTGCTTAACGGCGTCGTAGATACTCAGACGCTCCTCGACATGGACAAAGAATACACTCTACCGAGCGACCTGTCAGCAATCTACGGTATCAACACGGCTCTCGTGTACTTCTTCCAAAACCAGAAGAAGGCCCCAACGGAGGAGCAACTTCTCGCCGTGTACCGCTACCTCGAGCGGATTCCAACGGAGGAGATCCGTGTTGCCTCTTTCAAGGAGTTTACTGGTAACAAGTTACCAATCATCGGAGCAAAGAGCGAGAAGGTGAAGCAAGCCTTCGAATGCTTCTATTCGCAGATCAAGCACTTGTTGCCTCTCGCGTAACCGCATAGGACGAAGCCTACTAAGGCTTCGTCCTATTTTTTTGGAGTAAGAATGAACATAATTCAAGACGCCATAGGGTTCTGCCTTCTGCAGGATTTAGACTTCATGTTGTCGAATGACTTCAACAAGGTCTACACCTTCCTCAAACGTCAGTACGGAAAGGACCTGACGCCGGACAATGTCGTGTTATCGATCCCAAGTCTGACGATGCTCAACGAGAGCCAGCGCATGGAAGCTTGGGAGATTACAGAATTCAATCTGTACCGGCTGAATATGCTGACACTGAACCTGCTTCTGCGATCCGGCGATGTCGACCTGAATGTGCCGAGCCATCAGGTAAAACAGCTCAAGAAGAAATATCACACCGCTGGGGGTATCCTTTCGGACTTCTATTCACATGTCATGCGCCGGGAGACTTGGACGTCGTATCTTGACGCCGAAAGTGCCGGTTTTATCAATGATATTCGCAGCAAAATTGGGCTAGGCTGGGAAGCACGTAAGCATCTGCTTAACCTGTGCGCAGACATATGCTTCCAAGAGTGCTACCGGAACCTTTCAATCTACAAGAAAAGGACCAGCAAGAATGGCGGAATAACAGCGATCGTCAAATCAATGGATCCATCGTTCACATTCTTCCTCGGGCTGGCACTAGGGGGCTGGGTCGGCAACGCTGAGAGAATCTCAGATCTGGCGTACTGGTGGAAGGACTACATTTCGATGAGGTACTTCGGTCAGAACGAGACAGATCTGGTCTATGGATACGACAGGTTTGGTAAGTCAGTCACGTATCACCTCCTTAATATGATCCAGCAGAACACGGCAATCTCGGAGCCGTCAAACGCGTACTGTGTTGATGAAGTGATCGGATGCGCGGTATCCGTCATGAAAGACCTAACAGCTGCCTTCCGCTTTAGCACCAATGACCAGACGTTGCGTCCGTACGTCGAGGCCTTCTCGATGATGGGATTGACGACACAGATCATCACGACGCTCGGAGGGCTAGTAAAGCCGGAGTCCTACGCCGCACAGAAGATTATTAGCTTGAAGGAGGTCTCCTCGAGTCTGGACACGAATTCGGAGCGGAAGATTATGAGCCTCATCATAACTCTGTCTGGCGACCCGATGACCAACATCGAGACTATAATCCAGACCCCGAGTCTGATGGTCTACAACATGTCGGTCGACCAGACCCTACGACCACTCTGTATGAAACTGATTGCCGCCCGCGACAGCGGAATGCTCGGTGATTCCATCATCGTAAGGCTTGACACAGCCATCCAAAACCGGATGAAGCTCATCAACAACACGAGCCACAATCATCTTGTTATTAGCGATTACGTACTGCAAACCCTTATTACAACTTACTACGAACTCAGGAGAAATAAATGACGATCGAGGAACAACTTAAGAAGGCCATTTTCCGGATGCTTTTCTCCTACCGCCTATTCGGCAGCCTCGCATGCGGGCTGCACCGGGTGGAAAGAAATAGCATTAAGACGATGACAACTGACTCCAAAAATCTGTACTACAATTCTGACTTCGTGAATAAAAACACGGAGGAGGAAAACACGTTCCTTATTGCCCACGAGGTCCTGCACGCCGCCCTCGGTCACTGTAATCCGTACCGCATAGGTGACCGTAACATCATAGTCCTGAGCAGCGACGGCACGCCGATTTCACTGTGGAATATCGCTGCCGACTACGTTGTGAATGGTCTACTCAAGAATGTGATTGATGAGACTGTCGCTGCCCGCAAGAAGGTCTTCATGAAGATGCCAGAACACGCCCTCTTCAACGTCAAGTATGACGGCATGACAGTAGAGCAGGTCTATGCCGATCTCGTCAAGGAGAGCAAAGGTTGGAAGAAGATCTCTATGCCAGGCGGAGGGCAGGGATTGATGCCGCAGATTCCGAATGGTGGCCTCGTCGACGACCACCTACCGCCCGAGCAGCTGAAAAATATGATCGGTGATGCAGAGGCCAAGAAGAACGAAAGCCAGTGGAAGAACCGTATGGAGAAAGAATTGATCTCCATGAAGCAACAAAACCAGGGCAACCTTCCTGCGTCCATGAGACTACTCGAGAAAATGATCACTACCGAGCCAAAGATCGATTGGCGGGAGTTGCTCGCGAATCATGTGATGAATATGTTCAAGAGTGTTTATCAGATGAATCCGCCGAACAAACGATTCTTTCATCTCAACATGATCATGCCTTCAGTGCAGGGTGAACACGTAGAATTCGCCGTAGCGGCGGACACATCCGGCTCGATGGTGCGATACCTGCCGAAGGTCTATGGTGAGCTACAACACATCTTCAACAGTTTTGACAGCTATGACCTGACGCTGATCGAAGCCGATGCGGCGGTCGACGCGGTCTACCACTATACCGTCGGTGAAGACTTCCAGAGTAATACACCAAAGGGTAGCGGCGGAGGTGGCACCTCGTTCATCCCAGCAATCGAGTACGTTAACGAACACATGCCGAACTGCCGCATCATGGTCTACTGTACTGACGGGTGGGGAGCCTTTCCGCAAATCCCGCCAGACTTCGAGGTCGTCTGGGTCGTATTGAAGGGCTGCCTGCCCGCCGACAAGTTTCCGTTTGGCTCCGTGGTCGAGTTTGACCCGGATGAAGACTGAAACTCGGAGGGGCATGGAGCCCCTTCGTAACTCTTAGGAGAAATTATGAAGTTATCCAAGCTCTGCTCGCGGGTCGATGACAGCGCCCAAACACTCCGTTCTCTGAAGCCCTCGTTCAAGCTCTTCGGACTACGCCAAGTTGAACTGAACGATGTCATGCTCAGCGCCCTTCAAGACGTGGTTGAGGAGCTCAACAATCAGCTCGATGTTCTCGATGCCTTTTACGAGTTCATCGAAGAGCACTATGGGAAACACCCTCAGATGACAGACAAAGAGATCGCTCTGGCCCACAAGAAGCAGGCGCAGCTTCTTCGTCTCTCTGGCGAGGTAGAGTGCGTCATCTATAACACCGTCTTCAGCAATAAGATCTTCCAGACCTACAAACCAGCACCGAGGGTTCCGAAGTGGACGAGAAAAGAGCCATACTGGATTCAGTGGAGGCACATTGAAGGTCTGTTGAAGGTCTACGATCACCTCTTCCAGATAGATGTCCCAGTCCTCTGAGAATCAAATATAGAAACGTCTTGATGTAAGCTGTTAAGACGTTTCTCGGACCTTCCGGTTCTTTTTATATATAATATTATTAATAAATATTTGAAGCGCGGAGCAGGAGCGAATGCATGAAGAAAACACTTTACTACTTACTGAAGCTGAAGGAAAACTTTGGAGAAACAGAGTTCTACACTGTCTGTAGGGTCAAAGTCGTTGCTGATAATTATGAAGATCCAGATAAGGTCATTGATGCCTGTGTGGACAGCATCATGTCGAACTGGTATGGCGAACCTACAGAGTGTATGGAGGAAGGCTCCTGGTATGAAAATGCTGATGGATCAATGTCGATCGAGATGTTCAAATATAAGGAGATCACTGAGGAGGTCTACGAAGCTATCGCAGACATAGTGCACGATTATCAATTTGACACTGATGAGATTCGGAAGAAGGTGCTATGCTCGTAGAGAAGGGGAGCACTACATCGATTGAACATGACAGTACAGATGCCAATATAAGTAAAAAATCCTTCTGTCTTTTGGCAAAGTTCCACGTCTACTACTCAGGCGATTTGGGTACGTCAGACGTTTTTCAGCTCTTTCGACTCTGGTGCAAGGACAATGAAGTTGATGAGCTACTCGACTACGCATTGACGGAATACTTCAAGAACCTCTATGTGGAGGCTGAACAGGACTTGGAGACCCCTTACAGTTGGCACTATGTGAATGACCGAGACAGCACTGCATCGCTCGATGGGTATGAGTCAGTCTCCGACACGACCTTCGACGATATATCATTGATACCGAAGATCGAGTACGACATCGATCTCGTACGCAGAGCCGTTCTTAAGGGGAACGGAGATGGGTAAGCGGAACCATCACTATGCCGTCTCCCTGATCGAGAAGGACGGTGAAAATACCTTCCAGTCGGTCGTGATGCTCTGTATCTGCTGCAAGGATGAAGAGGTCGAGAAGTTCATCTCTGTGGCGCTGGATGATATTCTCTCCAAGTGGTATGGACACTTTACTGTCCAAGACGATAACGTCTTTTATTTCCACAACGGCAGTACGAGCCCATGCGTACAAATCAACTCCTACAAAGAGGTTACTGAGACAACATTCTCTGAGATGACACAAGTGACTAGATGGTTCACTCGAGACATCGATGATCACCGTAAGAAAATTCTGTGTTCCTAACTAGCTGAAAGGAAGAAAATGGCAAAAGTAAAACAAGCAACTGTGGCTAAGAAAGCTGCTGACTACACGTCAGACGATATCAAACAACTACCGTTCCCGGAGAACGTCCGGACCCGCCCACAGATCTACCTGTCGAACCTAGATGAGTACGGCTCGCTGACCTGCCTCCGTGAGATCGTGAACAATTCCGTGGACGAGTTTCTGCGAGGCTTCTGCACAATGATTAACGTAGTGCGGGTATCCGAGCGTGAGTTTATTGTCACCGATAATGGTCGTGGTGTCCCGTTCGACATTCACAAGGATTCCAAGAAGAATGCTCTCGAGGTCATTTTTGGCGAACTACACTCTGGCCGGAACTTCGACTCGGCAAAGACTGAGTATACCACTGGTCTGAATGGTGTGGGTGCGTCCTGCGTTAACGCAGTCTCTTCGGAGTTCATCGTGACATCTCGTCGTGACACCACCGAAGGCCGTATCGTCTTCGCCAAGGGCATCAAGCAGGACCTCAAGGTCGACAAGGATGTCAAGCCGGCCAAGGGCTACAAGTCCGGGACCAGCGTCAACTTCGAGTTGGATGACACACTCTTCGAGGGCTATGTCAGTGATGAAGAGGTTATTAAGCTCCTACGCGAGACAGCATACCTCAACAACGGCCTCGAGATCACCTACAAGCCGGACTTGAATGCGTCATCGAAAGTCATGCACTGGCGCTTTGAATATGGAACATCAGAGTTTCTGAAAGAGTTTGTCGACCAGAATGCTCAGATCGTGAAGCCCATCGTTATCAACGGTGTGGACAAGGACGTTAAGGTAGAGATCTCTTTTACTTGGACCCCGAACTTCAAGGACGAGGAGATACACTCGTTTTGCAACACGATCCGAACCGGCGAGCACGGCGTGCATGTTACCGGTCTGAAGCGAGCATTATCACAGTACTTCACCGACTACGTCAAGACGAACAAGCTATGCAAGGAAGCCATCGAAAATGACGACGTCTTCAATGGTCTCGTCGCCATTGTGTCTGTGTTCGTCTTGAACCCGAAGTATGCCACGCAAACAAAGCAGCGCCTCACCAACAATGAGGTCAACGGCTCAGTCTTCTCCGTGGCCTCGAAAGGTGTGAAGGACTGGTTGGACCGCAATGGCAAGGAGATGAAGCGTCTGGCCGAGCGGTTTGCTCTCACGGCCCGTGCACGTATCGCCTCAAAGCGTGCTCTAGACAACGTCAAGAAGGAGTCTGGTGGCTTTCTGTCATCCCTCAACAGTATCAGCAAGTTTTCGGACTGTCTTGAGGACGACCCGAGCAAGAACGAGTTGTTCATCGTCGAGGGTTCCTCGGCAGCTGGTACGGTCTGCGACGGACGCGCCAAGGATTATCAGGCCGTTTACGAGCTGAAAGGTAAACCACTGAATGCTCTCGGTGTCGACGACGAGAAGATCTACAAGAATAAGGAGCTCTCCGACTTAATCTCGATTATGCGGTGTGGTATCCGTGGTGCAATCGACATCGATAAATGCCGATTTGATAAAATCATCGTCGCCTCCGACGCCGACGACGATGGTAGTCACATCCAGTTACTTATGCTGACCAACTACCTCGAACTCTTTGAGCCGTTGGTAGCAGCTGGTAAGCTGTATTTCGCTCGTCCGCCACTATACCGGCTTACCGCGTCCGGCAAGAAGCCAATCTACCTGAAGACTACGACTGATCTTGACAACTTCTTTCTCGCTGAGGCAGAGAAGACGTTCGAGTTCTATCTCGACGGGAAGCAGGTAACGGCCTCGAAGGCGAAGCGTAAGCTTTTCCACGAACTGCGCGAATACTGCCGGGAGCTAGAGAAGCAGGCTGGAAAATACCGGATTGAGCCGCATATCTATGAGCTGGCACTGCTCAACAATTTCGACCCCGAGACTTATGACTTCGGCTTTGACAAGAAGAAAATCTCGTATACGGTCGATGATGACAAAGTGAGCATCGTCGGCTTTTACCGTGACAAAGACACCAAGGAAGAGTGTTTTCTCGCTGTGGTGAACGAGAACGCGGAGGAGTTTCTTATGGGACTCGAAGAGATACAGGTGAAGCTGGCGGAGCTGGCCGGGAGCGTCGAGATCGTTCGGGCCGATGGTAAGGAAATCTCCACTAGTACACTATATGGCAAGATCGATCTGATCAACATTATGCTGAACAAGCAATACAACGTGCTGCGCTTCAAGGGTTTAGGCGAGGCGAACGCTCAGGAGCTTTGGGAGACGACGCTGGACCCGGAGCACCGAGAGCTCGTGCGTGTTACTATCGACAATATAGAGGAGGCTAAGGAAGTGGTAAACTGCTTCATGAACTCCAACCGCGTCGACTTCCGCAAGCAGTTCATGGACGAGGTGTTTGACAACCTCGACCGTGAGCAGTTATCGTATTAGGGAGAGTGGGGCGGGTCAATCCGTCCCACTTACGTGATGCCCAACCAGAAAAAGCTACGTGTAGCGGTAATAGGACTCAATAAGGGCAGCCAGCTGCATGTGCTGGAGAAGGAGTTCGGCGACAAGCTGGACCTTCGTTTCTTTACGAGTAGTTGCAACTCCTCCCGATTTCAAGAAGTTACGAAGGTCGCCGACGTGATCGTCCTGATGACGAAGTTCATCTCTCACAAGGTACAAGACGCGGTGAAAGAAGGGCTGTCGCCAGACACCAAGTTCATGATGGTGCACGGCGGATTGAGCAGACTGAAGCGCGAGATGCACCAGTTCTTCGGATGAAATAAATTAGAGCTACGGGGGTTCGTCCCCGTAGCTCCTTTTTTTTTTATCTCAGAACACGCTCGATGGCGCGAATTGACCCCCTCGCATAGAGGCTGTCATTGATGTATTCGAGAGCCGTCTTCTTGTTAAGCCACAGTTTCTCAATGCTTCCGTCTCGGGCCGAGTTGAAAGACGACAAATCCTCCTTGGTATAAGACGCTGAGTACCACTCAGTCACGATCTTGTCGTATCTGTAGTTTGAGATGAAGTACGGCGGCGGAAAGTTCATCACAAGGTTCAGGTCGCGGACGTTCTTAACGACAACGCCCATCTCCTCAAGCAGTTCCCGGTGGACCGCTTGCTCCGGCGTTTCTCCAATCTCGATCCCGCCTCCAGGCAGGCTATAGAAAGTGTCGCCTGTAGTTCGCCGGAGATACCGGCCCACGAGCACCTTGTTATCTCTGACGACGACGATTTCAACACGTCGCCTCACAAGCTCCAGCTTGCGATCGCTGTCGAGCAGCTCGACAGATCTTCTCTGCATGATATTCATTACTTTTTCCGCCAGATGGCGGTCTCCGATAGGTGAATTAATATTGAGTTGATGAATTTTTACGCACCCGTCATTAATATATAATAGGTTTGAAAGCGTTACAGCATTGCGCTTTCAGTAACCAATTTTGAGGATGCCAGCATGAAACACTACCGTTTGTTTGTGAGCGACGCGATCCATGAGCTGGTCCATCGTTCTGACAAGACACCTGCAATCGTTATTAATGAGATTGCAGAGTACCTGAAGGACAAACCAAAGTACATTGAGAAGTTGTACTACGGGGTTAGTTTTCCATCCATGAAGAAGGCGAAGAATTTAATCTACTTTCGCCCTCGCCTCCTAAAGCGAATGACGAAGAACTACCAGATCGAGGAAGGTGATCTGGCGGGAGTCCCGGAGGGTGGATGTACCTTGCACTACTACCTCTTCGAGCGTAAGCGCAGCGGAACTGAGGAGGACTCTAAGTCTACTAATTCGAGAAAAGAGCAAAAACTCGAGCGAATCGAAAAAGAACCAGATCAGATCCCGCTCCCGTTCGAGATGACTCCTGAGAATATCTTGAAGTCGCTTCTCAGAAGCAATCTTCGCTTCGTTGTTTTTCGCGACCAGAACGGTGCCGTCCGTGCCGTGATGCTTGCATCAAACGATGACCTTCGAACTTACGCACTCGGTGGTGATGTAGAGCTTGTCTCGACCATCGAAGGCATCCAGCGTCTCATCCATGAGGACTCCGCGTTCCTCAACACGATCTGGATGTTCTCGAACTTCAGGGCATAGAGGGCAGGGGGTAGCGGCGCAAAATGCGCTGCTACTCCTACGGATCGCATCACGATGAGCCACCTGAACAGTTTGGTAATCCATCACAGAGATTTCATGAAAAGGAAAGGAAGATATGCAAAACATTATTGACAAGCCGATCGATCAGGCTTTTGCCGACGCGTACAGCATCTATGGCGCTTCGGTGCTGATCAGCCGTGCTATCCCCGCTCTCGAGGATGGTCTGACCCCCGTCAACCGTCGCATCCTCTTCACGATGCACCGCGAGAACGTCTCGGGTTTCAAGAAGGCGGCGTACTACACTGGGGCAACGGTGTCTATGTTCCACCCGCATGGCGACCTGAGCTTGTATGACTCGATGGTCGGCCTCTCGCAGTGGTGGAAGAACGAGATCCCGTTCATCGACGCGCAGGGCAATAACGGTAACCTGCAGGGTAAGCCCTTCGCCGCGCAGCGATATCTCGAGCTCAAGCTCAGCTCATACTCTCGTGAGGTTCTCTTCGAGAATATCAGCAATGATATTGTGGACTTTGAGGATAACTACGACCGCAGCCAGAAAATCGCCATCTTCCTGCCGTCAAAGTTTCCGGTCATCCTGAACTCCGGGATGATGGGTATCGGTTCTGGCTACGCCTCCGACATCCCCATCCACAGCGTCGGCGACATCTGCGCCGCCACAATTGCCAAGCTGGATGATCCGAGCCTCGATAGCAAGGAGATCGCCAAGCATCTAAAGGGGCCTGACTTCCCGACAGGCGGCGAGATCCTGAACGCGGCGGACCTGCCAAGGATTTACGAGACTGGGCAGGGCGTTATTCGTGTCCGGGGCGTGATCGAAGAGGGTAAGAAGGGTGGTAAGGAGGTTCTCATCATCAAGGAGATCCCGCCAAGGCTTACCACCGGTAAAATCGTTGAGGAGATCACGGCTCTGTGCCGGGAGCGTGATGAGGGCAAGAAGAAGGTCCCCGGCCTACTGCAGGACAAGATCTCCGACATTAAGGACTCGTCTGCTAAGATGAAGGTCGAGATCATCGTGTACCCGAAGCGCGGCGTTAGCCTACCTGTCCTCAAGAACCTGATTCTTGAGAACACGAGCATGACGTACTCGCATAAGTATATGATGAATATCCTGAGTGGCGGAAAGTTCATCGCCAATGCATCTCTAGACTTCATCCTGACCAACTGGATCGAGTTCCGCCGTCGGACCGTGCGTCGCCTATATGTCAACCTGATCGGGAAGACTCTGGAACGCATGACCATCCTACGGGCGCTAATCAAGGCTAACAAGAACATCGACGCCATCATCTCGCTGATGAAGAAGGTTAAGGACAAGGAAGATGCGAAGCAGCAACTTATCGAGAAGTACGACTTCGCTGAGAAAGAAGCACAATACATTGTCGAGCAACAGCTCTACAAGATCTCTGGATTCGAAGTCTCCAAGCTCGAAGCAGAGTTAAAAGAAAAGGCTGCGACGGCTAAGGAGTATGAAGACATCTTGAAGGACTCCGACCTGATCGACGGCATCATCCGTGAGGAGCTCGAGGCCGTCGCCAAGAAGTACAAAGCACCGCGTAAGACCAAACTGATGAATGTCGGAAAGGTTGAGATGACGGACCTGATAGAGGAGGAGAACCTGCTGCTGGCTTTTACGACTGACAGTTACGTCTACTCAAAACCGGTCGAGGAACTTCGGGACGCTAACAAGGGTACGAAAGGTCAGCTGCTTATTGATAGCAAGCGCAACAAGGTGGTCGAGAAGTCGATCGTGTTGAATTCGCACGATAAGCTCTTCGTCTTCACCGAGGACGGCAAGCTATTCATCGTCAACGCCTTCCAGTTGAACGTCAACCACGTCCACCTGAGTAATATCGTGAATGGTCTTGGTAGCAAGAAGGTTGCAGCTTTGGTCCCGATCACACCGGACGACGCTGGCGACATCGTGTTTGTGACGTCATCATCCCTGACGAAGCGTGTTCCACTTGACGAGTGCCGCCCGCAGCGAATGCCCGCTGACGGTCTGCTGGTCGTGTCACTGGAGGGAGATGAAATTCTTACGTCTGTCCTCCATGCGAAGAATCCCGAGAAGGACCTCGTAGTGATCACGACATCTCGCGGCTATGCCTCCAAAATTCCTTTGTCGAACATCGCGCAGCAGCGCCGTCCTTCCATGGGCCGCAAGATGATCCGGTTGAAGGAGAAAGGAGAGCGTGTCGCCGGGGCGGTCCTGAGCAGCACGGACGAGGAAGAAAACTCTTTTGTCCTGTTCATCACGACCAATGGTAAGGGCAAGATGGTCCGCATCAGCGACCTGCTGTACAAGCGCACCGAGTCCGGTCAGGGTGCAGCTTTCCTTGCGATCAAACTGTACCCCGAGGACAAGCTGTGCAAGACCGTTCTCATCCGCGCCTCCGAGCAGGTTGTCATAACGGCGAAGAGCAACAAGACTATCAAGATCGAAGCCGATCAAGTCGCCACTCTCGGGCGGGCGGCCAAGGGCTCCACAATTATGAAATTGAACGATGATGATGAGATCTCGTCCATCACTGTCGTCAATATTTGAGAAACCAAGGGAGGGCTTCGGTCCTCTCTTGAATTACCGTAAAAGGAGAGAAAAGTGAAAGTCTACCCAAAGAATCTACAGTCCGTTTTCGAAGCTCATCAATTTACCTGGAACTGGAGGGAAAATGATATTCTCAAGAAGCTATGCAAGAAGTACAAGGGTGACGAGTTTATGGTCAACGAGACCAAGCAGCGCATTACATTCGGCGACTACGTCCTCGTGAATGGTTCGACCGTGTTGGTAGTCTCTGAGCAGTTTCTCAAGGAGAACTTCTCTGACGTCGAGCTAACGATTGCCGTCACCATGACCAAAGAACACGAGGTCGTGGCTGTCTCGCTACAGGATGACGAGCATCGGATGCACGAAATCGTCTGGGAGCGCAGCGAGTCTGAGAAGTATGCCGAAACCAAGGCGAATACCGAAGAGAGCAGCGAAGAAGACATAACGCTGCAAATCAAACAGTATCTTCGGCTCAATGAAGTAATAGCGATCCTTAACGACTCGGATCTGCTTCTCGAGAAACGGATTGAGAAGATTAAGATGCTCATCGCGGAATCCGACCCGGACGCCGCAAAGCTGGCAATCGAGTACATCAAGGCTGAGTTGGATATCGATATTGCGCCGCGCCTCCGTCGCGAGGACCGTCATCCGAAGAACCATGTTCGCGCCGAGGTTCCGAAGCATGATAATTCGCACCGTCACAAGCCCAAGAAGGGCTCGGAACGCGATCACCGCGAGGACCGCATTCAATTCACTGTAAATACCAAGATCCCACTAAACTTTAATTCTTAAAGGAAAGCAACATGCCTCAATTCGTCGAAACCTTGACCCTAACCGTCTCCGTTTCTCAAGAGGAAATCGCTACTATTGTGCGCGAGAAGATCGCCAAGCAGTTCGGTGTCACCTCGGACAAAATCGACATCGTGAATTTCCACATGAACAGCAGCATCACTTTCCACAAGCAGCTGGATGTCACTGACCGCGACTTCGAGATCCATCCGCGCAACTTCGTGGTAACTTTTACGAAGCCGATCGTCGAGCAGAAGGACAGCGGTCAGGAGCAGACTCCCGCTGAGCAACCTTCAATCTAAGCGCACACCAACAATCCCCATGAGAGGCTTCTCATGGGGTCTACTTTTTGTCAAAGGAAATCAAATGGAATTCTTCTCATCTATTGACTGGTCCGCCATCTTCAAAATCGTTGGCATAAGTATTATACTTGGCGTCGAAAATGTTGCTGTGATCATGCTTGCTTGCGCTAACCTGCCCAATTCCATGCGAATCCGTGTTGTCTTGCTAGGTACTTTTGGGGCTATGTTACTCCGTGCAATCTTGCCGTTCTTTGATTCTTACTTGATGGGTATCACTGCCGTCAAGCTTGTGGCCGGTGCGTACCTTCTTTGGATCGCTTATAATCTGCTGTCAGAGAACAATAAGGTTCGATCAATACACCACATTTGGGGCGCGGTGAAGACCATCATTGTTGTGGACTTCATGATGAGTCTCAGTAATGTTCTCGTTATCGCTGAAGCAGCACAATCGGCTGGTGGTCACAGTGATGCTTATGCCTTTGTCGGTCTTGTATTGTCGATTCAAGCTGTCGCTTTCGCCGATAAGGGTATCATGAAGCTGAAGGACATGTTCCCAATTATCATCTGGGCTAGCGCTAGTCTGCTCGGGTGGGTCGGCGCAGAGATGATCATCAGCGATCCGCTTCTGTCTAACTATTTGGAGTGTATCCACTAAGTCATCGGTGTCTGTGGGCCACCTGACCTACAAGATCACTAGGTTCATAGCCGTCATGTTTGCAGTACTGACAATACGTCACATGCTGAAGTGTAGTCAAACATAACTTAGTGGGCTACTTTGACAGCCCACTTCTTTTTCTTTTTAGGAGGTAAGTGCCATGTCGCTCAAGCCCACCAAGGGTGGTAAGATCAATTTAGCAGAGGTCGAGAAGAAGCTCCGTCTCGCCGCTCAAGCGTATTACAATACTGACACGAAGCTTATGTCGGATCAAGACTTTGACGACCTAAAGGACGCTTGGGAGAAAGCCAGCGGTAAGCGATTCGAGGTCGGAGCCTCCCCAAACGTGTCGAGCACCGTTACGCTGTCTCACAGCTATGACGATCTCGCTGGCACTCTCGACAAGGTGGTCAGTACCGACCAAATGAAGGACTGGCTACGGCGGCGTGGCTACAAGGTGTCGAGGAAGACCCCGCTGTACGTCTCGCTAAAGTACGACGGTCACAGCGTCAATGCTGAGTTCAAGAAAAATCGCCTCTCGGCGGCGCTGACTCGCGGCAAGGATGGTATAGGCAAAGACTTGACCGGGTACTTCCGCAACGCTTGGGGTGGCATCTTCAAAGGTAAGTTCGTTCCACCTCAAATCGATGGCGAGACTATCGAGGACTTTGCTTTCGGCTTTGAAGCAGTGATTTCTTGGGAGAATCTTGAGAAGTTGAATGCTGAGTTCAGCACATCCTACAAGAATCCACGGTCGGCGATTGGTGGGATCATTAAGGAAAATGGTATTCCGATGGCGAAATATTTGACGCTCATCCCACTCAAGTATCGTGCCATCACCGGCCAACATGTTACTCGCATTCAAGAGATTGATGCGCTACTCGATCTTGCTGAGAGCCAGAGTTGCTTTGATTCGATTGACATGCACGTCGTAGAGTCTGTTGAAGAGCTAGAGGAGCTATATAAGAGCATCGCTGAGAATCGCTTTGATTTGCCGTACATGATCGATGGCATCGTCGTTGAGATTGTTGATCAGGACGTCCGCGAGAACCTCGGTTATTCTGACAATCGCCCGTGCTTTGCCGTCGCCTTCAAGCTTCCATACATGGAGCAGGAAACCCGCCTAAAGGACGTCGAATGGTATACCGACGGCAACAGTGCGACCTACACGCCTGTGGCGGTTCTCGAGCCGGTAATGATGAATGGCGCGACATACCAAAATGTCTCGCTAGCCAACTACCGCCGTTTCAAAGAGATGAATCTTCAGAAGAACGATCGGATGTTGTTCAGCCTCAACAACGACGTCCTCGGCTACGTGGAGAAACTTCCGACCGTACATCCTCGCGGTAAGGAGGATGTCGTACTCGTTCCGCCGTCCTACTGCGAGTGCTGTGGTGAAAAACTGAAGAATGACAGTGTCTTCCTGTTCTGTGATAACGATGCTTGCGACCTTGTCAAGATTGGTCGCCTGCAGCAGTTCATTGAGAAGATGGGAATCAAGGGGATTAAGCGCAATACGATCAAAGCCCTATACGATAAGGGCTACGTGGAGTACGTTCACCAGTTCCTCGACTTCGACGACGAGCTTTCTGATCGTCTGGCTAAAGAGGATGGCTTCGGGAAGTCGTCGGCGAAGATCATCGTCGATGCCATTCATAAGAAGCTTTACTCCGAGAAGGGTGTGTATGACTATGAGCTGCTCGGCTCGCTCAACATTCCGCTCTTTGGTCGCAGCCGCGCCAAGCTGATCCTTAAGCATGTCTCTGTCGAGACTCTGGTTGGAGAGAAGCCAAATCGACTGGAGCAGAAGCTTCTTGCGATCGACGGCGTCGATCAGGCCACCGTGGACGTGTTGTTCCGTTACCAGGAGCTAATCGAGGAGACCTTCAAGGTGTTCAGCGCTCGCGTCAAGGTACGCAGCTTCTCACAGGAGCTCAAGGAAAATCAGGTCGAGGGTCAGAAGTACACGGTCGTCGTCACCGGGAACCTGAAGGGCTACGGACGCGATGAGTTCAAGGAAGCAATCGAGCGTCTCGGCCATAAGATGGCATCGTCAATCAGTCGCAAGACCGACTACCTCATCACCAATGACACGTCATCCGGTACCATTAAGAACCAAAAGGCTACCGAGCTTGGCGTGAAGATCATCGATGAGCAGCAGGCAATCGATATCCTCGGTATTAACCGTAACAGCCGTAAGAAGGTATCCATCGACGAAGTCTTCTGACCTTCTCTAGCGGAAATAGCTGTTAGGTCAAAAAAAAAACCTCTTCCCCGATCATGAATTTTGGGGAAGAGGGAATATTTTGTAGAGTTTCATAAAGGGAGTATGACGTAAAAGCTATGATTAAGTCGACCTACTAAACAAGTAGATCAATTTACAATGGGAACGACGCTATACTTGCGCTAAAACAAACAGTATCAAGACGACAATCGGTTATCATCCAGAACCCCACCTTGAGAGACGCTATTTTCCGCAAGAGTATAGTGTTCTAGGATTTTCAAAAATTGGAGAACTAAAGAAATGAGTGAATGTATAAAGCTTCTTACAGCTGCTACGACCGCCATCCGGGATAGGTACGTAGGATTTCCAGACGATGAAATCGTTGCGCCGTCCGGTATGGGAATAAAAACCTTACTACGTGATCTCGTCACTTACCTCCGCGAAAACGGGATTGATGACGAAGGTAGTTGGAACTGTGATGTTACAGAAGGCATAGAAGTCCGGAAAGTACCGACTTTTGAGCCGTTTACGTTAGTCGTGGAAGCTCGGACTACCAACGAGTTCGGAGAGGGACCTGATTACGCGGAAATCAGAGTAACGCCAGAATTCATCGAACGTCTTCTTAGATTTTCCCGTCTTTGCAAAGAGCATGGATCGATATTGATAACGACTTCTGACATAGTAGATCGCTGGAACCGAGAAGACGAATTTCGTATCGGATGGGGTTCCATGCAAGTTAGGAAGGATACCTTCTGGTTTGAGGCTTACCCGAAACACGCTAGTTACAGCGTCGAGACTGCTGTCATTAATATTGCCAATCTAGTGTCGGTGGCAGTTCTTTCTACGGAGAGCGCCTATTTTCGTCGTGTTGGTGACAGAGTCTTCTACGTAGACAATGATGACTTGAATGGTCTCATCGCGCGGTACGAAGACGATTGCGAGAACGACTAGTTCAAGGAAGCATAGCGGATTCGGGCGAGTGTTTCTGCGCAGGTCAAGGTAAGGTCATCTTCGGCATGCTGATTGGTGCGCCTGTCGCCTGATTACCAAAATATTTAAGGAGATCAAAAAATGAGAGAAGGAAAACCATCAAAGCGGTTCGGAGCCCGTGGGCTACATCAGATCGAGTTAGGCGGAGGTAATAAGCCTTTGCTGTTGAAGCTGTATGGGCCAGAAGATGAAGTTCTGGCGACCCTTACCGAAAAGAAGGGGGAGTGCATTGATCCAGGATATGTAGATTTTTTCCTTGGTCCAAATTGCCGCCCGGCGAAATACCAGAAGTATTTGGTAGAGATATTGCCGAACGGAACTACGGGTGTGCTTCACGACAATCCTGAAGCCTTGGCGCGGGATTTCAATGCCTGGGTTGAGTTTCTGGACAAGTGGGTTGCAAAGCACGAACGCGCCTAACATCAGACGATAAATCGCCAACCTATGGAGGGGTCTCTTGCCCTTCGGGCAGTGACTTCTTCTCATTTCAACCATTTTCAACAAGGAGAAAAATATGTCTATCCAGCTTCAACAACCATACGGCAGCAAAAGGAAGCACAACCGCTTTCTCATCTTCCTGGAGGAGGCCTGCCATGAGTAAGCAGATCAACAACGGCGAACTTGCCGAGATCGTGACAAGGCTGCTTGTTGGCCGACTGTTACACGACCAACTCGACACCACGGAGAAATACGCAGACTTCATGACCGACATCGCCAAGGTGGTCTGTGACCATTGTGGCGGAGAGGTCACGGGGCGTGCCGACAACGCTGATGGAGAGTGGTTGGTGGGCATCGTCGGTAACGAGTGTCTGCCAGAGGACGGCGGTGTTTGGAAGGGCTATGACCCGGAGGGGGAATTGTTCGACCGGCCCGACACTAGAAAGGAGGTGCGTTATGGGGCATGATTACATGATGCACCTGACGGCAAATATCGTAGTACCCGGCATCAGCTGTAATACCCGCAAGTAGGTATCCATCGACGAAGTCTTCTGACCTTCTAGCGGAAATGGTCATTTAAGGTCAAAGCCCCCTCTTCCCCGATCGCGAATTTTGGGGAAGAGGGAACATTTTTGTAGAGTTTCATTAAGAGTGCGTGGAGGATATATTGTAATGACAAGAATCAGACAAAGGCGCTCAATGCCCACCCGTTTTTTCGACTTACTGGAGCGCACTGACTTCATGGTGTTCTCCACCGAGGCTTCGACGGTGATCGAGCACGCATTGAAGACATTCAGCAAGCAGTACTGCTGTGAAATCTACTTCGTAGATCAAACCGAGTCTCCGCTTTACTTCACGGTCCTATTCCGCAAGATCGTGGAGTGCATCCCATTTATCAATCGGTTGCCGATTCTTGTGGCTGCCGAGATGTTCGCGGACGTGGCAGGCATCATCGCCCGCCCTATCGACCCCGAGGCTAAGGCAGAGACCGTGCAGGCCGCTGTAGAGACGATTGTCAATGATCTGCATGGTCTTGATGGCGTGATGGTGATGAAAAATGACACGTTCCGAGTGACCCGAGGTGATTTGGCGCTCGACATTTCGTTCATGTCGCGACAGAAGGCCACGTTGGAGTATATCGAAGCATTCGAGCGGGACATGAAGGAGCAACCCAAGGACGATAGCTATCCGTATATCGCTGTCATCGAGGCCGCCTCGGAGATATTTGACACTGTGCGAGAGGAGCTCTCGTATGATAAAGAACTTCGAAGATTCTTCGATGAGAACTTTGATGAGGTTGGTTCGCCCATGGGCGTGCCGAAGTTGTTAACCCTTGCTTTCAGGAGGAGAGCAGAAAGGGACCAGACCGTAGCAGTTATTCTCGGTAAGGAGCCGGGGAAAGCTGCGGAGGCCCTGCAATCGATCTCTGTGCATTGAACACTTTTGAGCACGCGTAGAGATCTCATGAATGGGAATACCCCCGCCAATCCTGGCGGGGCAACGCCCAATAAGGAGACCCCCTATGAAGAACTTTATAGCGTTCGTTACGCTTGCGATATCCATTTGCTTCACGTCCATCGGGGAAGCCTACGCCAAACCGAAGACATCGAAGCCGACTACCCACGTAGCTATCTCCAAGGCCAAGGTAAAACAGTCCACTAAGGCTAAGAAGATTGTTGCCCATCGAGCTGTCGCCATTATAGCCGTCACTCTAACAGCGGCGCCATCCGTCGCGAAGAAGCCCAAGGAACGACCTGACGAGATCGAGTCAGCCACCATCAACGCTCAGTACATTACCAAGACGTACCGGAATGTAAAGGAGGATGATGCGTGGATGCTTGCAGCTCTCGCGGCCAAATACGCTGACCCCGTCTTCCCTACCGCCAAGGACATCCTCGGCGTGATGGAGGTTGAGTCAGACTTCAACCCGAGGGCTAAGCTAGGCCCCTGCCTCGGCCTCATGCAGATCGACCGTAACCATCACAAGGAACGGATCTGGAGAGGGACGCTGTACGACCCTGAAACGAATATCAGGATTGGTGCGACTTACTTGCATGAGTTGTATGAGAGCCTCAAGAGCAGGCGAGCTGCAATTATGGCGTACAATCTCGGGGAAAGTGCTTACCGCTCCGGACGCAGGAACGCCAAGTACTTTAAACTAGTGGACAGATCTACACAAAATTTCGTTCACTGACAACAAGCAAGAGACTAAACAAACCCCTACGACTTTGCGGTCGTAGGGGTGTTTTTTTTTTGACGTTGCAAAGAAATCCCCCACGGACTGGGAGCACAGTCCGTGGGGGTTTTCAGGGGTTTGCCTCTACTGCTCCGCAAGAGGGGCTATCGCGGCGGGTGGCGAAGGGAGGCACCAC